AGTTCCTGAACCTGAACATGCCCGATATAGGGGAGGATGTGGAGCCGCAGCCGCTCCTCGTAGGATTCGAGGGTGCGTATCTTGAACTTGCCCTTGGCGATGAGCTTCTTCTTGCGGTTGAGGAACACGCTGTGCGCGTACTCCTCAACATCGATGTCGGAGGAGATGCTGACGTAGCCGGCGTCGATGAGCATCTGGGCCTTTACCTGCTCGGCCTTCTTGCGCGAGCCCCTTACGATGGTGGACGGGCGGCTTCGCTTGCCCGTATTCGCATCTCGCGGGGCCTCGATCTGCACCCGCCAGCGATCGGGACCCAGTTGGTACACCGACCCTTTTGCGCTTCGCATGGTATACTTCACCCAGCCTTTCATGAGTTGGAAGGTCATGGAGCCTCGCATCTGTTTGGCGACGGAGGGCGGGGCTCCCTCTTTTCGTTTTGGATACATGGCGATATCCCATAGTACTCTGCGATCATTTCTGGTACCATATAGCTGCACCTGAAAGCACATCGTGTCAGTAGGGGGCACCAAGTGGCGGCCTTTGGCCGCCATCTTTTTATAGTCTGACAATACCAAGCGGATCCCTTTTCGCGGCCTCCTTCAGCAGTACTGGCTCTAGGCTGTAGAAGTAGTTCTGCGCCTTGTGCTTCCTGATAGTCGAGTTCGGTGCGAGCATTTGCCGAAGGAAGTAAGCGTTCGCGTCGCACAGCTGTATCGGCAGGGTGTGCTGCGAGTCCTTGTGCATCGGGTCCTCTATGACCCATTGCAGATTGTGCCTGGTGTAGCTTCCGGGGACTATGCACGAGGGTATCAGATTGTTGTGCCTCATATGCCGCGTGAGTTCGCGCAGCTTCTTCTCGTCCGTTTGGTCTACGATTATCATCCCGTGCTCTGGGCACGCTGGTGTTGTGCTTGGCGCGATTATCGGGAAGTTGTTGTATTGGATTGTGTTCTCGAATCTGTTTATCAAAGCGTCCCACGCATGGCCGAACGCATCGTAGCCGAATGCCTTGCCTCGCTTGTCAACCACCACATTGATGATGCGTATCCTGTCGGTCAATGTTCCCTCATACTTGAGTACGTCGCGAAACATCATCAAGCGACTAACTTTGGGCATGGAGGCATAGACCTTCTCGCTGCGTCCCAGCATTCCCTTGGCGTGAAGCTCCGCCCTATTCTCCATCCCGTGCTTGATCTTCAGCCCGGATAGCTCATCGGCGATGCCGGTTAGGAGCTGCGTCCACATCGACTCGTGAACAACCATGCCACTCAGGATGAAGTAGTCAGATGAGCCCACCCCCATCCCAGAATCCCCGCATTCGTCAACATACATGAGAAACAAGCTACCTCATCTCCTCTGCTGCCTGGAACCACACCACGGTGCCCAGGTACGTCAGAGGCGCCGCGTCGGGGTCGTCGAAGATCATGTTCTCGTGCTCGGGGTTGAAGCTGTCGGGGGATAGGATGAGCTGGCCCGCGAGGCGGTACATCCGGCGCATGATAACGTCCCCGCTCTCCGCCGCCATGCACACGGCCGAGCCGTTCTGCGGCTCCACGGCCGGGTCTGCCACGAGCTGGCATCCCTCGGGGTACACCCTGTTCATGCAGTCGCCGTCAACGCGGTACACGCGCCCCTCCGGGTGGTTGTCGGCCACCGACTTGGGGACCTCCACCAGCACGTCTTCTATCCCGTCGGGGTCGGAGAACTCGCCTGCGTGGGCGAAGCCGCCGCGGGGGAGGTAGCCGGGTTCGGCGGAGGCCACGAGGGGGAGGCCGAAAGACTTGACTTCCGCTCCGTAAATAAGATCACTTTCGGAGATATTGAAGAAGCTGCACAGTGCGTCAAGGTGCTTTTGGAGCCTGGGCCTGGGCAGTGAATTCTCCCAGTCGCTAATTGTTGGAGTTGATGCGCCAACAATTTCTGCGAGCTGTTCTTGGGTAAGCCCTGCCCTCTTTCGTAGTTCGCGCAATTTAGTGTTAAAAGGCGTGGTCATTGCGTTCTCCCAACTTGAAACCGATATTGCAATTGTGCCACGCATAAATAAATTTGAAAATAAATTTGAAATTGATATTTACATAAGTTCTAATCTAGGGTAGAGTACAATTCATCAAGTTGAAACCGATAATATCAATTTGAGACCAGTAAGACAGCAACTTGAAGGGAGGAAGAAAGGTGAAAGCCCTGGACCGCATCTGCGCAGCTGCGGATTGCATTTTCTCTGCGCTGTACAAGCCCATGGTGATCGCGCTGCTCTGCGCTATCTCATACCAGGTTGGCAATCTCCAATAGCCAGACCAGGAAGCAGCCGATGCCGTACAGCTCGGCGCAGAATTTGAGAAGCGCCCACAAGACGCGGACGGCGGAGGTCAGGCGCGAAAGGTCCACCGGCTCTTCTTCGGGAATCCCGGTGATCACGTTCTCGATTGTCTGCGGCCGCTTCTCCATGGCACGCATTATCCCCAGGTGTCACACGGCACATTTGAGACCAGCAAGACGGCAACTTGAAAACCGAATACGGAGGACGGCGGCAAAAACTCTAGCTTCTAGAAGCTGTCGTAGTAGGCATCGGGGTATCCGCAGAGACGGCATTCTCCCTGCCACTCATTGGATGGGTAGTCAGCCCCGCATCTGGGGCAACGGACGGTTTCCTCTTCGGGCCCTTCTTGGCGGTTGCGCTCGTTCTGGTTCTCGTTCATGGCGGTTCCTCTCCCCGCCGTCCTCCGTATTCGGTTTTCAAGGCACCCTATTTAAACGGGGTCGCAGGTGTCAGCAACTTGAGAGGAGGAAGAAATGGAGGCAGCTATCACCGTAGCGGCAATCGGTGCGTTCGTTCTGGGCGCCGCCGCGATCATCTCGGTCGATCTGGGCCAGATAGCCAGAGAGATTCGCGGCCTAAAGAAGGGCCGTGATGAGGGCGACCGCAACGGCGCTGAGCGCCGGGATGGCGGCGCAGGCGATCTTGGTTAGCCTGTCGCGCGACCGCTCGAAATGCTCGAACTCGCGGTCGGTCATATGTTTCGGGAGCTTTCTCATGGCTCCCATTATCAGCAAGTGTCGCAAAGTGCGGCGCTGAAACACCCGACATAGAGGAGATGGGAAATGATCGTCAACGGAATCGAGACGGCTTCCGACTAGTGGAGGGAGGGATGGAGAAATGGAAGGATTGTTCGTCGCCTTCATGGCATCTGTGGTGGGGTTGCTGCTTTACATCCAGCTACAACTGCATGGCATCGCCAAGAAGATCAGCCCAGAAAAACGCCGTCGGTATCCCCGAGGTCAATATCCACGCGACGACCTTCGCAACGATTAGCAGGATGCGCGAGACGGTACGACGGCGTTTGGCGATGGCGAGGTACCGCGGGTTGCACCGCGAGTAGTGCCAGAGGGTATGCGGGTCGGTTCGCTCCATGCCCGAATCTTAGAACCGTGTCACACAGAGCCCGTCAGGTCACCCTCGACGACGTTAACAACGCGGGGCGCGCCCCCGTAGCTCAACGGACAGAGCGCCGGCCTCCTAAGCCGGGCGTCCGGGTTCGATTCCCGGCGGGGGCACCAGCAGCTCCCCGTCGGCGAGCACGAATGAAACCGACAGGTTAGGGCTACGTGCTCGCCAACGGGAGGCTGCTGATACGAGGAAAGGAGGTGATTCGATTGCAGGGAAAGAACAAGTGGAAGGGTCCTCTGGCCGATGCCGTGAAGGGCGTGTCGCGCGAGCGCATCGCCGCAGAGGTCGGGTGCACGACCGCTACGGTCACGAGCTATATGACCGATACGGAGAAGCAGAAGTCCATCGGCCTCGACTTCCTGGCCGCCCTCCACCGCCTCGCCAACCCCAGGGGGAAGGCGAAGATCGAGAAGTTCATCAACGACCAGTTGGTGGCCTAGGCTGCAGAGAAAGGAGAGAAAGTGACCACCTACGTGAATGGCGCCAACGGATGCGCCGCGAAGATCGAGAAGGCCGACGGCAACTGGATGCTGACGGTGGCCGACCCCGCAGGTAACGCGCGGACCAGCGCGCACAAGTCGGAGAAAGCGGCCTTCAAGGCCATGCTCGCCTTCGAGCATAGCTGGCGGGAGGTGCCCGAGATGCCCGAGGAGGCCTCCGGACTGCGCCGGCGCGCCCTGGACGCGGCCCTGCGCTACCTGACCCGCCATGGGTACGCCGTGGCCGAGGTCGATTGGGGCTGCCCGGCGGGTACCGTCGATATCGTCGCGAAGGCGGACGACGTGATCGTGTTCGCCTACGTGCGGACCGGCGACGGCCCCGAGCCCTTCGCTGAGATCAACCGGGGCCCCAAGCGGCGGCAGCTGGAGAGCATCGCTGCGGCGTACCTGCGCAATCGCGTAACCGGCGATGTCACCGTGCGGTTCGATGTGCTCGATGCGCACTATCTCGGCGGGGACCGTGTGTTCGTCCGCCACCATCTCGGCGCGTACTCCGGGGTCTAGGGATGGGCGCCTTCGAGAGGCCGCTCACCTGCAAGCAGATCAGCGAGCGGACGGGCGGCGCGATCAGCGCCGAGGCGGTCAGGTCGTTCTGCCGTCGCGGCCCCAGGAACCATCCTCTGCCCCACGTCCGCACGGGCCGGTCGGGTAAGTACATCCACATCAGGCCGAGCGTGTTCGATGCCTGGTACGAGGAGGAGGAGAGGAGGATTGCAGGGTAGATGCGTTGGACGGACGAGCAGGACGACGTTCTCATAGCCCACGCCCACCTCGGCCCCGACGGGTGCTGCGAGGCGCTGGCGGCCGAGACGGGCGCCGTCAGGACCCCGCAATCGGTGCAGCGCAGGGCGAGCCGGCTGGGGGTGAGCATGGCGAGGATGGAGGAGTGCCCCCGGTGCGGGCAGCTCAGGCCGTCGCTCAACGGCGACACGGGGCTGTGCGAGACGTGCCATATGGGCCAGCTCGCCGACAGGCAGGCTGCGGAGAGGGCCGAGCTATCCCGGAAGCTCGAAGCGATCAAGCGCGGAGCGGACGATGACTTCGAGCGGGAGAAGCGGCGCTACAACTGCAACCGGCAGGCCAACCGCCGGCTCAAGATGAGGCTCGAAAAGTACGGTGAAGATTCCGTGAAGTTGTCTAAAGGTTTGTCTAACGCCTGATGAGAGGTAACAAAAAGTTTTCGGAAAGGGAACAATATGATTGTTTTGAAGCAGATCGAAATGCCTCCCGAGAAAGGGAAGCGCCCCGTCAGTTCTTGGCGGAATCCGGGGCGCGACACAGTTGCGGAGCGCAGGGCCCGCGAACTCATGGTAGCACATACGGCCCAATTCGTGTGCTGCGTGGCCGGCGGTACCGCCTTGTGGTGCGCCGTTTGCCTGGCCGTTGACGTTGCGATCAAGGCGGTGGGGTAGATGGCGGAGATTCTTGAGGCGGAGGTTATCGAGGGCGGTCAGCTCGCCGCCCCGGCGAACCTGCTGGGCGAGATAAGCTTCGACGGCCTGGCCCGGCGCATCGTCGCGATCAACGATGCCATCGGAGAGGCGCAGAGGACTGCGACCGAGTGCGATGCCGACGACGAGGCCCTGGCGGCCATGGACTACGAGGACCTGAAGCGCCTGGGAACCTCGCTCAACAAGGCCGTGGGCGCCTGCGAGGAGGCGAGGAAGGCGTTCAACGGCGACTACGACACGCCGAAGAAGCGCGTCAAGATCGCCTACGACGACGAGATGGCGCCGGTGATCGCCCTCCGGGACCGCTACAAGGCGAAGCAGGCGGAAGCCGAGCAGGCCATCAAGGACGCCCGCTTCGGGGCCATGGCGGCAGTCTACGCCGACTTCATGGAGGGCAACGGCCTCGCCGAGCTGGCCGAGGCGGTGCCGTTCGAGCGCATCGCGGAGGACAGGTGGTGGAACACCGTCGCGAAGAACTGGTCGGAGGCGAAGACCGCCAACAACGTGGTCAAGCGGGCCACCGAGATCGTGGCGGACTGGAACGCGGTGAAGTCCACGACGTACTACTACCCGGAGCAGGCCCAGGCTACCTTCTTCCGCACGCTGTCCCTGCGCGAGGTGGCGGAGCAGGACAGGCTCATGCACGAGGAAGCGGAGCGCGTGGCGGCGGTGAACGCCGAGGTCGAGGAGAACCGCGCCTACGGCGAGCAGGTTCCCGTGGAGGCCTACGGCGACGAGCCCGGGTGCGGCGATGCGGTGCCCGACATCGTTGCCGAGGCCGAGCAGGTGGTGGCGCAGGCGGAGCAGCCGAGCACCTACATCCTGTGCGTCGATCTCACCCCGAGCCAGTACCAGGGGATGATCGGCTGGTTCAAGGCCAACGGGGTCCACGGCCTGCCCATGCAGACGGGCTTCGCGGGCTGGGAGGCTGCGGCGAAGATGGTCAAGGCGGTGTGCCATGGCTAACGAGCTATCGCGCACCTACGAGGCCGACGGGCAGGAGATCACCCTCAACCCCAACTCGGTCATGCGCTACATCCTCGCGGGCCAGAGCAACGTGTCCGAGCCCGAGATGGCGAAGGTCATCATGACCTGCGCGGCCCGCAAGCTGAACCCGTTCGCGGGGGACGTGCACGTGCTGCCGCACTACGACAGCGGCTCGGGAACCACCAAGCTGTCCGTGCAGCCGTCCGTCGACTTCTTCATGCGCCGCGCCATGGCTAACCCCAGGTTCCGGGGCATCGAGGACGGCATCGTGGTGATGGTCGGCGGCAAGCTGCGCAAGAAGCGGGGATGCGCCGTCTACCCTGATCTCGGGGAAAAGCTCATCGGCGGCTGGGCGGCGGTCTACGTCGAGGGCTACGAGAAGCCCGTGTTCTGCGAGGTGAGCCTCGCCGAGTACAGCACCGGAAAGTCGCTGTGGAGGTCGAAGCCCGCCACGATGATCAACAAGGTGGCGAAGTCCCAGTGCGTCCGCAAGGCGTTCCCCGACGACTTCCAGGGCCTCTACACGCCGGAGGAGATGGGCAGCGAGGAACCCGTGGCCCCCGAGGCAATCGAGGTTCCCGCAACCATCGTCGATGATTCCGACGGCGGCTTCGTATACGACCAGGACAGCGCCCCCGAAGACTGCACTGTGTTCGGCGGCGCGAAGGAAATGGAGGCGTTCTAATGAGCATCAACCGTGTGATCATCAGCGGCAATCTGACCCGCGACCCCGAGCTGCGCAGCACCCAGTCCGGCATGGCCGTGCTGAGCTTCGGCGTGGCGGTGAACGACCGCTGCAAGAACCAGCAGACGGGCGAGTGGGAGGACCGCCCGAACTTCGTGGACTGCACGATGTTCGGCAACCGCGCCAACAGCGTGGCCCAGTACCTGTCCAAGGGCACGAAGGTGTCCATCGAGGGCAAGCTGCGCTGGGAGCAGTGGGAGCGCGACGGACAGAAGCACAGCAAGCTCAAGGTGATCGTGGACGAGCTTGAGTTCATGTCTAGCCGCCAGAGCGGCGCCAGCGCACCGCAGGGCCACTACCACACCGCTCAGCCCATGAGCCACTATCCTGCGGCCCCTCAGGCCGCCTACGGGGCGCAGCCGCCACTTCCCGCATACGGGCAGCCGCAGGCGTACGGCGCCCCCGCCAACACGGCGGCCGCCGTGCCCGCAATCGACGCCTCGTCTTCCGTGTACGACGATGACATCCCGTTCTAGCCATGGGGGCGAAGTTCACGTGGTTCGAGAAGTTCTCGGCCACATTGGAGAAGATACCGGAGGACGAGCGCGGTGCCTTCGCTCTGGCGATGATCGAGTACGGGGTGCATCAGAAGGAGCCGTCGTTTGGCTTTCCCTACGATGCCATATTTGAGAGCGTGCGCGAGGACATCGACAACTCGCGCAAAGCCCGCACCGAGAACAAGGGAGGGCGTCCAAAGGGTAGCCGAAGCGCCACAGCGAACGCTGATGGGATTGGTTTTCGGGCCGATAAAAAACCCTCCGAGGAAAACCAAAAACCCCCGTTTCTTGAAACAGAAACCCCTGTTTCGGAAGTAGGAAACCCAAACCATACCAATACAGACCATACCAATACAGACCATACCAATACAGACCAATGTGGTAATGGGGCGCGGCGCAAGCGCTTCGCGCCGCCCACCGTTGCCGAGGTTGAGGCCTACGCTAGCGAGTATGCCGCCGCCCACGGCGGATCGCTCGATGCTGAGCGTTTCTGCGACCACTACGCCTCGAAGGGCTGGAGGATAGGCTCGTCGCCGATGAAGGACTGGAAGGCAGCGGTGCGCAACTGGATGCGGGACAACGGGCGAAGGCCGAGTTGCGCGAGCGAGGGCGATCGCGGATCGGCCAAGGAGGTGATCGACGATGGGCTCGCTGTGTACCTTAACCTCGGCATTTGAGGTGCCGAAGCGCTCCGCCGATGAATGGGCGCGGATCAACCGCGAGGTCGCCGCCTTCGAGCGCCGCGAGGCCGACCGCAGGCGGCGCGAAAGGGTCGAGCGGTCGGGCATCCCCGCCAGGTACCGCCGCGCCGTGCTGGACGGGTGCCCGCCCGAAGTCGCCGCATGGTGCGCCAAGCCCGCACGCCCGCTGATGCTTCGGGGCGAGGTCGGGCTCGGTAAGACCTGGGCGGCCTGCGCCGCGCTCATCGCCCTTGCCTCCGAGCGTTCCGTGGTGTTCGCCACGCTGCGGCAGGTGGCCGACGAGGCGAGGGCGGCGGAGTGGGGCGAGAACGCCTTGGCCCGCTACCGCAACGCGGGGGCGCTGTGCATCGACGACCTGGGGAAGGATCGGATGACCGAATCGCGGCTGTCGCTGCTGTTCGAGATCGTCAAGGCCCGCGACGAGTCGGGGAAGCCGACGATCTACACGACGAACTACCCGTGGGAGGACATGGTGCGGCGGCTGATGGTCGGCGAGGACATCTCGCTGGTGAAGACCATAACCTCGCGGCTCCAACGGTGCCTCGTGGTGGACTTCAAGGGCACGGACAGGAGGTTGCGCCATGGCTGACGGGCAGAACCTCCAGGCGGCCCTGTTCGAGGCCATGGGCGAGGCCCAGAGGGCCCTCTGCCAGATGGTGCCGCTCGGTGTGGCGCTCGCCGAGGCCGAGCGCGAGTACCGGGTGCAGAAGCGGACCCGGACGCTGTGGGAGCGCAGCGGGGGAGCGCCGGTGACGATCATCGGCGACCTGGTATGCGGGTGCGACGACATCGCCGCACTGCGCCTCAAGAGGGACTGCGCCCAGGCCGAGTACGACGCGAACCGCGAGGCCCTTCTGCTGGCGAAGAAGAGAATCGACACGATACGCGAGATGATCGCGAGGGAATGGAGCGCCAATGGGAACGACCAGGCATGGAACTAGGGAGGCATTCGCGCGGGGTTGCCGGTGCGAGGCCTGCCAGCGGTGGTTCCGCCTCACCGCGCGGCACATCATGGCGAAGCCGGTGGTGGTGGACACAGAGGTGTGCGGCCGGCGCGTTGTCAGGAGGTGGCCGTGAGCAACTACCCCGACTACACCTGGGCGGGAGACCCCCGGGCGCCGTGGAACGAGTCCTGGGAAGACCAGGGGATGGAAGACGACTGGGAGACCGAGAACGAGTTCTGCCTGGACGGCGACTGCGACGAGTACTGAAAGGAACCGAAATGGAAAAGATCAACGAGAGCAAGCAGATCACAGCAGCCTACGATGATGCCCTGCGCTACCTCGACAACGAGATCATCGGCGGCGTGAAAAACGCGATGGGAGAGACGAAGGGCAAGAGCGCGGACGATCTGATGTACGAGCTTATCGCGTTCTCATTCAAGATGGACACCGCTGTGGCCGCTATCGCGTTCGTCTACGGCGTCACGGAACAGCAGGTGCACGACGACCTCAGGGCGCTCAAGGCGGGTGAGTAGCAGTGGCCGAGAAAGACCCCAAGGACATGACCGCCAGCGAGCTGCTGCGGTGGGCTGCGAACGGCGAGCCTAACGAGTACGGAAACGTCTTTGCCGACTTCAAGCTGCTTTCGGCTCTCAGCGGTAAGCCATACGCCAAAATCAACTATGCCGAGGATGTGCAATGCATCCGCAACTTCGCAGACAAGATCGACGCCGAGATCGAGGCGGCATCCCGTGCAAGACCGTGGGCGAGTGGTTGGAGGCGGGCCGTGAGTGAGTACATCATCGGGTTTACGGACTGCGTGGAAGAGGCGCACATGGCCCTGACCGAGCAGCCACACCGGAGCTTCTACGGGCAGCCCCTGACGTGCGAACTGGTGCGCTGCCGCGACTGCGTTAACTGCGCCACGGCGGCCGACGGGAGCGGCCCGTACTGCGCCCACTGGTCGCGCAGGGTGCCGTGGGACGGGTACTGCCACCTGGGAGAACGAAAGGATGAGTCGTGATGGAGCAGGTGTGCGAGACGTGCGCCCGCTGGGTGCCCCGCGACTTCCGCGAGGACTGGGGCGACGAGGGCGGCTGGTGGTGCCCGGCGGCGCGCTGCCGCGTGGACTACAGCTCGTACCCGCCGTGCGGCAAGGCGAAATGGGAGCTGCGCGAGACGGGGAAGGCGGAGATTGACAAGATCATGAGCGATGAGCTGAAGCCGTGCCCGTTCTGCAAGAACAGGTCGAACATCAAGCTGGTCGAGTACAGGCCGAACTGCTCGGGGGCTGTGGTCTGCGGCCAATGCGGCGCGAGAGGGCCGAAGAAAAAGAACGACCACGAGAGAGGATGGAAGGCCAAGGCCATCGAAGCATGGAACACCCGCGCCGAGCGCACGTGCCGCATGAACCACGTCCTCCTCTACGACGAAGAGGCTGTGGATGGAATCGAATGCGACGAGTACTTCTACACCGAGGTGCATAGCTTGGACGACCCGCTGCCCGAGCGATGCCCGGGGTGCAAGGCGAAGGTGGTGGGGTAGATGGCCGAGAAGGTTTGCGCCCAGTGCTCCAACTACCGGGACGGCGGCGATTGGGGCCTGTGCTGCTCGAAGAAGTACGATCTGACCTACGAGGACACCCCGGCCGACGATTGCGCCGACTTCGAGCAGTCGGACGAGTGCCGCAACGCCTCGTGCTACGTCGGCGCGTTCATGTGCTCGAACTGCGGCTCGCGCCGGTGGATAACCGACTCAAACAAGAACGTCGAGCCAAGGCCGACCATAAGCTTTTGCCCTGACTGCGGCCGGGAGATCGATGCTAAGCCGGTGATCGGATGAGCGAGTCGAATATGCGAGGATCCTCCGTGCTGGCCCGCGCCATAGGAACGTGGCATATCGCATCGGTTTCGTGGGGCAAGGACTCTCTGGCGATGCTCCTCAAGCTGATCGATCTCGGACGGCCGCTCGACGAGGTGGTGTTCTTCGACACGGGGATGGAGTTCCAGGCGATCTACGACACGCGGGACAGGGTGGTGCCCCTGCTCAGGCGCAAGGGCATCCACTACACCGAGCTGCGCCCGAGGCACCCGATGTGGTGGTCTATGTTCTGCCGCCCGGTGAGGAAGCGCGGCACCGGCGAGGTGCACAAGCACGGCTACGGCTGGTGCGGCGGCGTGTGCCGGTGGGGCACGACCGAGAAGCAGCGCGAGCTGGATAGCTACGCCGAGGCCGTTGGCGCGATCGTGTACGTCGGCATCGCCGCCGACGAGACGGGCCGCCTCGAAAAGGAGGTCAAGCCCTACAAGCGCCACCCGCTGGCAGAGTGGGGCATGACCGAGGCCGACTGCCTGGCGTACTGCTACGACAAGGGCTTCTCGTGGACTGAGGACGATGTGCCCCTGTACGACGTTCTAGACCGCGTGAGCTGCTGGTGCTGCCGCAACAAGAACCTCAAGGAGCTGCGGGCCATCCACGACTACCTGCCCGACTACTGGGAGCGGCTGGTGGCCATGGAGGAGGTTCTGGGGCCTATGAAGAAGGGCAAGACGCTGCCCGAGATCGGGGAGCCGTGCTAGCCCGCGCCGCCCTGGAGGCGGTGCTGGTGCCCCTGGGGCTGGTGTGCTGGATGAGCTTGAGCGAAATCGGGAGGTGCGGGCGATGAGGTACGTGAGCCTGTTCAGCGGCATCGAGGCCGCGAGCGTCGCGTGGGAGCCGCTCGGGTGGGAGCCTGTGGCCTTCGCCGAGATCGAGCCGTTCCCCTGCAAGGTGCTGGAAAAGCGGTTCCCCGGGGTGCCGAACCTCGGGGACGTGTCGAAGGTCGATTGGAGTCCGTATGCCGGAGCAGTTGATGTTGTCGTTGGAGGAAGCCCCTGCCAGGCCTTCTCGGTCGCCGGGAAGCGAAAGGGCCTCATGGACGAGAGAGGTCGCCTCATGCTCGAATATGTTAGGGCTGTACGCGATCTTGGCCCGAAATGGCTTGTCTGGGAGAACGTCCCGGGAGTACTGTCGCAGGACGGCGGGCGAGCCTTTGGAACCCTCCTCGGGGCGCTGGATGACATCGGGTATTCTCTCGCGTGGAGAGTGCTTGACGCTCAGTTCTTCGGAGTGGCCCAGCGACGCCGCCGTGTGTTCCTTGTCGGACATATTGGAGCGGGGGGGGGTGCACCTGCTGCGGTACTCTTTGAGCCCGATAGCGTGTCGGGGAATACTCGGTCGAGCAAGCAGAAGAGGGAAGAGCTTGCCGCAGTTCCTCAAGGAGGCGCTGGAGGCGGTGGCGGGTGCTTGACTCCATGTGACTCCCAGACGAACCGCGTGTTCTCTGAGAAGGGGCCGTTCCCGACTCTTCAGGCTGTAGAGAGGTCGGGCACGAACCGCCAGGCGGTGTGCTTCAAGTACCACCAGGGCGCGAAGGCCGGCGGCATCGGCGCGCAGATCGGCCAGTCGCCGACCCTCACCGCCGACTACCACCAGCCCGCCGTCGTATACGACACCACCCAAGTGACGATCCCCGAGAACGGCAGCAATCCGCAGCCCGGCGACCCGTGCCACCCCCTCGCAGCCGGTATGCACGCGCCGCTGCTGTGCGTCGCCGACGACAACGCAAACGCCGCCGTGGACGAGGACTTGAGCGGCACCTTGAAGTGCGGGGGGGGGTCGCCGTGGATAGCATCGCGAGCAACGGGGCCGACGTGTGCGGCACCCTCTGCGCCAGGGATTACAAGGGCGTCGGAGACCAGGACATCGGAGAAGGGAAGGTGATCGTCCAGTGGGATACGTCGTCAGAAGGCTGACGCCTGTGGAGTGCGAGCGGCTTCAGGGCTTCCCCGACGGTTGGACGAAGATCGACGAGGGAACCCCCGACACGCCGCGCTACAAGGCCCTGGGCAACTCCATGGCCGTGCCGGTCATGGCGTGGATAGGGGAGCGAATCCAGATGGTTGACGAAATTCTAGGAGGTTCGGATGTGCAGGTTCACGGCGGAGAGCCGCAAGCTGCTGTCCAGGCGGCTGAAAAAGGCCAGGAAGGGCAGCGGCGTTAGATCGCTTGAGAGGTCGTGCGGAGAGTACGGCCTCGATCAGGCAACGGCCTTCCGCGCCATCAACGGCATCAGCAATCCGACGGCTGCGACGACAGTGGCGCTGTCAGACCTGTTCGCCGTCGATGCGGGGAAGCTCCTGGAAGGATTGGAGGTAGAGAAATGAGCGAGTTCTACAGGTTCCCGGCCATGGCGCGGCTGGGCGAGTTGACGAGCGATTTGCAGGCGGAGAAAGTCTGCGAGGAGGCGCAGGAGCTCGCAGAGGCGTCTGCCCGGGGCAGCGTCTACTATGAAGATGACTTCGAGGCCATGGACGTCATCCACAGCGCCGAGAACTACCTGCGCATGAAGGGCCACAGCGACGAGACGTTGGGAATGCTCCAATCGCTCGTCATCGAGAAGAACAGGAAGAGAGGCTACTACGATGAGCGATAAGCTGCTGCACGAGCGGCTGCGCGAGTACGCCGCCGAGTATGTCATAGGCGACTTCGCGTGCGGGGCTATGAAGGGTATCTCCCTTTTGGATGACGATGCCCTTGCCCTGGCCGACGAGATCGAGCGCCAGTACATCCCGCTGCCCCGTTTCCCCGACGGGGAGCCTGTGCATCTGGGGTGCGCGGTCTGCTGTGGCATCGTGGCCGGTTTCACCGTTTGGAGCGACGGGTCGTTCAGCATCTACGACAAGGACGGCGATGTGCTCCAAGATGGGGAACCAGGCGATTTCATCAAGCGACCCGAGTCGAAGGCGCTCGACGTCGATGGTGTGGAGACCGAGGTCGGGGACACGGTGTGGCTCCACGACAAGGTTGACGGCGGCCCCGTCGGCGAGCCCATGAAGGTGACCGAGGTGCTGTGTGATGGGACGCTCGTGTTCGAGGGCGGGGGCGCGATGCCGGCCTACATGGTCTCCCACCGCGAGCCCGACAGCTTGGAGAAGCTGCGGGACGACCTCAAGGAGTACGTCGAGGCGATAGGGGCAGACGTTCCCGACGGAAGGGCGGGCGATGCGCTGCGATGTGCCGCCAACCTCATCGCAGGCTCTGCAGCTCGCTTCACCGTCCTCATGGAGAGGGACGAGCGATGAAGTGCCCATTGTCATACAGAGAAACAATCGTGATTGACGGCATCGAATGCACGCAACGGTCAATGGAGTGCAGCCCTGATTGCGCGTGGCTGATGGAGCGCGACGGCGACTATCAGTACTGCGCCGTTGCCGTGCTGGCCGCATCGGGAACGGAGACGATGGGGTTCTGTCCGATGAACAGCATGGAGAGGAGGGAATCATGAGCGATTGCAGCGCGAAGGAGGGCGAGCAGCACAGGACGTGCGGCGCATGCGAAGAGCTGTACATGGCACCTAGGTGCAATCGATTCGGCCACGTGATGCTCGACGAAAACGACGAGCCCGACGATGACGGCACGACATTCGCCGACTGCTGCTCGTTGTGGACGCCTCGCACTGAGCCGACCCTGGAGCAACGCTGCCAGCAGCTTGGGCAGGTGGCGCGTGACATGTACGACTGGGCGGATGGCGTGGTGAATCGCCATTACACGGTCGTCCCCGGGCGCGTGGATGGATTCCGCGCTCGGCTCGAAGCGTTGGGGGTGAGCGTGGATGGCTGATCTGATCGCGCACTGCTGCGAGGCCTTGTGAACGTGATCGACAACCGCGGGCGCGTGGTCGACGCCTGGGGCTCGTGCGGAAGGAAGAGGGCGTACCCGGACAAGCGCTCCGCCGTCAGGTGGGGCAGGGCTCGCGGACTCCATCCCTACAAGTGCGGGCTGTGCGGGTGGTGGCACCTCTCGTCCATGACGAGGGATCAGTACAGGAGAGCCGGCCGCCCCGACGATTCTATGGAGCAGTAGCCCTATGGTGCGATTTCGCGTACAATCGTTCCAGAGAGAAGGCTTCGTATGGAACGGGGATCCATGGAGGACACGACAGGGCTCAGGCTCCGCCGGTGCGTCGCGCTCAGCGGGATGTCCCTCAACGAGATCGCGAGGGTGACCGGGTTACAGAAGAACACCGTGAAGAGGGCCATGAACGGCCACATGGAAGGCTATCTGGACACGTGGGTGCGCCTCGCTCGCGCCGTCGGGTTCAGCATCGACGAGATAACGGGGCTTACCGATGGAGAGTAGCAAGATAATGGACGTCGAGAGGGTCGACGCGCTCATAGGCTCCCTGTGCGACGCCGTGAGGGCGAGCGGATGCAACCTGCTCGAGGCGCATCAGGCGCTCAAGTCGGTCGATGCCGTCCTGAGGCAGCAGATTCGGGAGTCTGTTCATTACGCCGGATTCGACGGCGACGGGAACGTCGTCGTCGAAAAGTAGGGGCCTGCCCCGCCTAAGCCGGTTTCCGGTGGGGGGATGGGTGGGTTTCTCCGGAGGCCCTTGCCGAACGGCCCCGGCTCGGCGCCGGGGCCGTTCCCGTCATTTGCGCGGATCCGCGAGATCCGCCGCCCTGAAGAGCGCGGATGCCAGGGTCAGGCACGGCTCTGTGTCCGAGTTGTGCTCCGCCATAAGCACCAGCGCCTGGGCTGCGCCCCTCATGGTCTCGACGGCCTCGTCTATCTTGTCCACGTCCATTCTCGCCTCCTTCCCATCCACAGACGGGAAGATGCTAGCACTTCTTGGCGTATGCGCTCCCATGGTACTTAATCGCGAACCACCCATCGGAGGTCTTGCCCCACAGATTGTCGCCGCCCCCTCCCACACAGCTCCTCCATCGGTCGAGGAGAGGGCTTGGAGACCATTTGCGAGCACCTTACAATCGAGTAGGTACGACGACGGGAGGAATAATGGATGGTGTCAGATACGCAGTTGAGGTGCTGGGCGATAACGGATGCCAAGACGCGCTCGATTGGGATCTGCTCATACGCAGGGAATTCGACGACGCGGACGCCGCCGTCGAAGAGTACAATAAGACAGCTGAGATCCGCTCAACCGAGCTGATCAAGATGCTCGTTGTTGACATCGAGTGCGACGGGGAGTGGCTCCCCGTGGACATCGCGGCAGCGTGCCTGTTGACACCGCCGCGATTCAGGCCACGCGCCCTCATCAGGGCCGCCCTCTCCGATGGCCCCGTCGGACTGCACGACCTCATCCAGATTGCGGAGAAAGAAGGCGTGGGCCGCTCCCCCGTCGTCAACTTCGTGTACAACAACGCCCTCGGCCGCATCGTCAGGGTCGAGCGCGGGGTGTACGGGCTGCCCGAGGGAGCCGACCCGTGGTGGTACGACCTGAACGACGAGTATATCAGCGGAGAAGGTCTGGAGGAGCACGCTCGTGCGACCCTCTCATCCGCGGCGTGATCAGAAGGCGGCGGTCGAGAAGGCGAGGGCTATCGGGAGGATGTGACCACCAGAGCTTTTATCATGCCTTCTTGGCGTAAGCGGATCCGTCGTAGCGGATCGCGAACCAGCCTTTGTCGGTCTTGCCCCAGATGTCAGAGCCGACCGTCTTCGTCTCGGTCACGGTGACGACGGCGCCTTTGGCATACGCATCCACCTTTGCATAGCCGGTTCCGGCGCCCTTACGGACGTTGACCCCGCTCGACGCTGTGATCTCGTAGCGCTTCTTCGCAGTAGCCGTGGTCACAGTGACCGTCGATGGGAGCTTGCCGGTGCGCAGGTACTCGTTGACTGCGGCCTGCACGACAACGGGGTCGTAGCCGAGGGCTTTCAGACGCTCGGCGCGCTTGGGGTTGTCGCCGTACTTGCCGGCCGCGACGTCCTTGACGACCTGCGCGTTCACCTTCTTTTTCGTGGCCGAGGTCACAGGGGAGTCCTTGAGATTGGACGCGCCTTCCACCACCACGTTGACGTGCTTGGTCGGGTTGAGCTGAACGCAGCCCGTGGGCTTCCTGCCATACTTCCTGATGAGCTGGTCGTAGGTGTAGGCGATCCAGCCGGCCGCGACGAAGGCCGCCTTGAGGTTGCCGGTGTACACGTCCTTCGAGATGTGCGACTTCTTCAGCTTCAATCGCTGCACGCACGCCTCGCCCAGGGCGGCCGTGTTTGAAGAGCAGTCCGACTCGCAGGGTGTCTTGATGGACGCCACGATCCACTTGTTGGCCTTGAGTGCCGCGTAGAACGTCGTGCGCTGCCCCTGGTCGTAGCCGATGCGGTCGTTTCGCGCGCCGTTGACGGCCATGCGGGCCATGAGGTCGTTCACCTTCTCGTCCGGGTGCACGAGGTAGACGCTCTGGCCGAAGTCGTAGTCCTCCCGGATGTACCACTCGGTGCCGGACTGGTCGCCGGCCTTACCGCCGGAGTACTTGCCGCGCTCGTCGTGGCCGCAGTTGGCAACCTTAGTCATCGAGGCCCCCTTCCAGCGACCTTCCGATCATGTCCATCGCCGGCGCCAGCACCGCCATCACCGACGGCGCGACGAGCGCGTTGAACCACTCGGGCATCCCCGTCGCCGCCGAGATCGCGGCGGCCGCCACGCCCAGGACGCCCTGGGCCACGGTGCGCTCGAACTTCCCCGCCGCCGAGCTGTCGCGGAGCCACGCGGTGAACGCCTCGGTGGCGCGGCGGACGAGCGGCTTCTTGTGATTCGCCATGATGTTCTCTCCTATCTCTCCAGAAGGTGGTCGTGAATCGCGTCGCGGACCTCCGCGAGCTTGTCCACGTGGTTCCCGTCCAGCTCGTGGGTGATGAGCTGCATCTGCCCCCTGAGGAGAAGCTTCACCGACTCCTCCAGGGTGTCGATCCTGTGCTTGTCCCGCGCGAGGCACTTATGGAAGTGCTCGTGCTCGGAGATCGCCTCGTCGACATGGGCGCGCCTCTCCTCGCCTGGTCTCCTGACCGCCCGGTATGCCCGCGCGATCCAGTTCGCTCCGGCCCCGGCGGTGCAGGCGACGGCCAGCATCGCTAACGCGTAGCTACCGCCCTGGGCGATCCACTCAGCGAACGTCATCCACCCACCCGTCCTCTCGACTTTGTTTGCATCTGAGTGCAATACTGGCAGCGATGTCGGAAATCGGAAGAGTCAAACTTTCGACGAAGAGGGAGGAGACCCCTATGAACCCCATGGATCTGACAATCGGAGAGATCGCGCTCGAGCACTACCTGCCGGAAAAGCGCAAGCGCAAGCGCAAGCGCACTCACACGGTTGACGGCTACGAGTCGTCCATACGGCTGCACGTGCTGCCGCGCTGGGAGGGCGCGGCGATCCCCGAGATAACGAAGAGCGACGTGCAGGACTGGGTGGACTCGCTGCCGGAGAAGTGCGGCCCAGGGGGCGCGAAGAAGGCGTACAAGTGCCTGCGCCAGATCATCCGCTGGGCCATCGACGAGTGGGGGCTGTTCGTCGCAGATCCCACGCGCGGAATCGAGCTGCCGAGGATGCCGAAGTGCAACATCGAGACGCTGACCCACCGCCGGCTCAAGCGCCTCATACGCGGCATGGTCGGATGCGAGTGCGAGGAGACCCTGATCATCAGCGCGGCCCTGGGAGTGCGGCCGGGAGAGAGCTACGCCGTCGACTGGCCGAACATCAACTGGCGCACGGGGCACGTGCCGATCAACAAGACGCTCCAGCCCGGGTCGGAAGGCCTGAGGCTGTGGCCGACGAAGACGGCGAAGGGTGATCGCGACGGCTACCTCCCGGCCTGGGCGCTCGACCGCCTGCATCAGCTATGGGTCGAGAAGGGCCGCCCCAGGGGCAGGATAATCGGCAACCTCACGCCGTCGCAGGTGAGGTACCGAATCCAAAAATGGATTAGGAAGCTCAGGCTGCCTCGGATCAGCATGAAGAACCTGCGCCACACATGGGGCACCATAGCGGCCCAGGCTGGCGTGAAGATAGAGGAGGTCGCGGCCATGATGGGACACTCGAATATCCAGACAACCTACAACTACTACTACGCGCACGACGCCGCGAGAAGCAAGCGGGCGCAAAGGAAAGTTGCCAGGCGCATCCTGGGTAAAACGTCCGATGATATGTACAAGGGTATATTACCGATGCCGACCTTCCCGGCGGCGCGGCCTGCGGCTGTCTAGTGATTCCGTATCCCGCGTATCGGTGAGCAACGGAGCGGCTGGTCTGTCTCTGATCCAGGCAACCGACCGAAGCGGGTTCGGCCTGCGGCTCGCCGGTGCTGAGGAAGCATCGGTGCTGATGTGGGTCGGCGGTGCCTCCATCGAGGTGGAGACTAACTCACCTAGTGGTCAGACGAAGGCGATATTCAGGGCTGCCTAGGCATTCCGTATCCCAGATATACAAGGGGCAGCGTATCTACGCCAACACAAACCTGAACAGCGTGGTCAACCCGGGCATGTACAGGTGCATGCTGTACGCCGACGCGGCGAGCCTGTCGAACACGCCGGTGAAGTGGCCGTTCAGCTTGATGGTGCTCGACCCGGTAGGCGGCTCGGGATACTGCACCCAGATACTCGCGCATAACGGCGGCAGCGGCCTCGTCGGCCTGTACATCAGGGCCGAGTACGGCGGCACATGGAGCGAGTGGAAGCAGCTCTAGACCGCGTAGGAGTCGTGGAACCGGTACGACGTGCCCGCAGCGCCGCCGTGCACCCTGATGCGGCCGGCATCTATGGCGAGCGCGCCCGCCGGCGTCTCGCAGTAGACGATTCCGCCCTTCGGCGTCGGCAGCGCGCTGCTCGACATCAGGTGCGTGTACTCCGATGCCGTATGCGCGTACACGCATTCGAGCAGGCCCGAGACGTGGGCCGTGTGACCGTCGATGCAGATTCTGACCTGGCCGATCTTGTGGGTCGAGTTCGCGGTGTCCGGGACGACCGTATCTTTCTGGGATACGGAATGCCTAGGCAGCCGGAAAGCAAAGAGCGAAGAAGTTGTTCCCGGGCTTGGCGGTGACAACAACCGTGCCGTCGACATTCGCGCCGGCATAACCTCCGGTAACCGTCGGTGCCTCAGCATGCACCGCGGGCCTAGACCCGACAGGCAGGGTCAGCACGGTAACCGTCGATGCCGTTGTGACAACGCATCTGCCGGAGATAACGACGATGTTCCCGAGCCTCGCCCACTGGACAGTCGATGACGTCGCCCCGGCTCGGGATACGGAATCCCGGAGCGCCGTATCGCACTTCGCGAGGGATACGCTCCCATCAGCGATCTTGGCCTGCGTGACGGCCCCGCTCGCCAGCTTGGCGGCGGTCACGGTGCCGTCGGTGAGGTCTGCGCCGCTGTGCTTGTGCACGATGCCGGCGAACATGGCCTTGAGGCGCGGCACGACCGAGCGCCAGCCGGTGAGGTTGACCACCTCGCCGCCGCCCTCCCCGCCGTCGGTGCCGTCGAGCACCGCAGCGAGCTGGTCGGGCGAGGCCGGCGTGATCGATAGCTCCACCTCTCCGAACGACTCCCAGCGCTCGTCGCCGGACACCCAGATCCACTCCTGGTACATGCTCTGCTCGGTGGGGATGGCGCTCGGCACGAAGTACATGGTGCCGGCGTGGGGCTCGGAGATGATCGGCTGGCGCGTGTCGGGGTCGAACTCGCCGGGCTGGCAGATGTAGCGCAGCCAGCCGCGCGAGCGCTGCTCCATGTCGGCGAACTGGGCGGCTCGCTGGGCCTCGGCCTCTGCGCGCCCCAGCTCGGCGATGGCGCGCTCCTCCTCGGCGGCGGCGATCTCCTCCTCGGCGGCTGCGCACGCCTCCTCCAGCTTGGCGTCGATCATGCCGACCGCCTCGTCGCAGCGGCCGATGGCCTCGGAGACCTTGAAGAGCCAGTCCCTCGCCGTCTCGTCGTCGATTACGTCGGCGTGCTCCAGGGTCTCGGCGACCTCGGTGCTCGCCGGCACGGTGTGCCACTCCCTCAGCACCTCGGAGCCGTCCTCGCCGAGCTCCTCCCCGCACAGCGAGAACTGGAGAATCCCCGGCTCCGCGCATGCGGCTGCGCACGGCGTCCACTCGAACCTCACGTAGGTGCCGTCGCCCTCGCCGCGCCCGATGAGGTCGGCCCCGGTGTCGATCCCGTTGCTCCAGAGCACCTTCCAGCTCAGCTCGGCCATGTCCGTTCCGTGGTAGGCCGCCGGCACCGCGAGGCGCAGGGGCCGCATGTTCCTGTCACCCGCCACGATGAGGACGCCGGCGTCGGCGGGCGTCGAGATCGCCCTGGTCTCCCCGTCGACGTAGAACGTCGTGCAGTTGTCTTGAACCATCGTCTTCCCTTCCTATCAGATGATCTTGCCGTTCGCGCGCACCGTACCGTTCAGGTCGATGCCGTCGGGGCTCACGATGATCGAGTGCGCGCCAGCCCCGATAACCCCCGTCTCGTCGGTTCTCATGTAGCCGACGGATACGGATACCGAGTCCTCCGTCACGTTGATGGCCGGAGGGGTCGGACACAGTGACGACCCGGCCGTCGCGAACGGGAACTTCCTCGCCGAGATGTACACGCTGCCGAGCGACGAGTAGATGTTCATGCCCTGGAGCTCGCCCTCGTCCGTGACGGCGATCTCGCACCCGCCGATGTAGATGCCATCGCTCGAGAACTCCCCCAGCACCGTCCCGTCCTGGCCGATGAAGTACAGCGAGTCGCCGAGGAGCGTCTGGCTTCCCACGAACTTCCCGTTTCCGTCGGTGCTTCCCACCAGCAGGCCCCGGTCGGTCTGCTTTATGCAGTTCACGGCGGGGATGTCGGCGACGGTTCTGGCGAAGGTCGCCGAATCCGTTGCGGGATTGGTGAGGTTGCCCGTGACCGTGTACGAGTGGTCGGCCGCCCGCACCATCACGCGGTCGCCCTCGTTCACGCCGACCGTGCTCTTGAACGGCGCCGGGATGGAGCTTCCCTTGAGCAGGAGCATGGGGCCTTCCTCCGTGCCGACGATGACCCCCTCGGTCTCCGATGCCGTCGGGGCCGAGCCCCTCGTCGCCCTCCTGGCGAACTGCTTCGCCCTGGTCAGATCCTCTACGCTCACAGCGCGCTCACCTCCGCGTACCTGAAAGTCCCCGTCACCTTTCCGCCTGTGGCGCACTTGATGGTCTGCGCCTCGACGACCGCCCTGCTCACGATCCCGATCTCGGGGAAGTCGAGCATCACGCAGCTTCCGACCCTGACGTGGGGCATCCACTTGTGGTCGAACGTGACCGAGTGGTCGGCCGACGTCTCCTTCGCGAGCTCGCGCCTGGCGAACCTCTCCAGCTGCGCCTGGGTCTCGGCGGCCGACAGGCCCTCCGGTATCTCCGGGCTCATGTTCCGTTCGTACACGACGCGGCCCCTGGATGGGATGCTCGTGGGCGATGCCGGGTTCTCGTTGCGCACGATAGCGCTGAACGTCGCCGTCTCCCCGCCCGTCTCGCGCGTCAGCACGGCCTCGTAGGTGTTCGCCTTCCCGTAGACGCCGCGCTCGTCGGACACGTCCGGCACGACCGACGAGTTCCGGAAGCTGAACACGTGCACGGGCTGCATGGCCCCCGGCTCCCTCTCTGGAACCATGAGGATGCGCCCGAGGGGGTCCACGGCGAGGTAGTGGCCCGACTTCGCGACGAGGGCCTTCAGGAAGTCGAGCCACGTCTCCTCCGGCATGGCGCTGTGCGCCTCGGTGAGGGAGTACCCCGACACCGCCGCCGACACGGGCGCGCGCCCGTGCTGCACGAGCAGGTCGGACGCGGCCCTGAGGGTGTCCCTGCCGGCGGGAACGTGGAACCCGAGCGGCGGCATGTTCTCGGCCAGCTCGATCAGCGGGGTGAACGCCTGCATGGGCAGGTGCGTCCTCTTGCCGTTGTAGGTCATCGACGCGGGCTGCGCGAGGAAGGTCCCCACGGGCATGCGCTCCCTCGCGCCGCCCTGCTCTGCGACGACGTAGGCCCTTACGTAGGCCTCGCCCATGTCGTCGCGAACCTCCACCGTACCGTTGCCGAACGTGTCCTTCGAGCGGTCGAAGGTGAGTGTCGCCGAGGCGACGCGCTCGAGCCTGCGCACGTCCTGCCACGAGGCCGGGTCTACCTCGTAGAACTCGTAGGTGCGGGCCACTGATCCCGTCCAGTCGATGGCGCTCACCACGGCACCTCCTCGACGGTGTTGGGCGGCACGTCCAGCACGATGCACTCGTCGGATCCGGTGGTCCTCGTGAGCTTCACCGACACGTCGATCTTCGGGCTGCCGTCGGCGAACCTCCAGCTCGGCTTCGCGACGGCCCAGTAGCCGTCGCCGAGCTTGTCGCGGACGTAGACGTCGCCCCTGTGGCAGGCGAGCTTCCTGAGCATCCCGAGGGTCTCCGTGTCCGACGCCCTGATCCTGGCCGACCACGAGGCAGTCTGGCCGAGCTGCGTGCCGTAGTCCGAGGTCGGGTGCAGGTCTCCGATGTACTCGGTGAGGTCGACGTCCATGTCGTTGTCAACGCTGCCATCGTTGCTGTACTGGAGGAACAGCGAGGAGCCCGGCTCTATGGGCGAGCCGCCCACGGGCTCGCCGTCGACGTACTCCCTCGCAGCCGAGGCGTCGCCGTCCCACTGGATCAGGAGGCCGCGCCTCATCCTCACGTCGCCCGTGAAGTCCTCCCACGCGACGGCGCCCGACGTCGGGTCGATGCCGACGACGCGGTAGGCCTGGTCCGACAGCGCCGCGTGGGCGTCCACGACCGACCTGCTCCCGTCGGACGGCGCGTTTGCCAGGAGGGCGGTGAGGGTGCCGTCGGTCTCTATGCGGTAGACCGACATCAGCCAGCCCTCGGCGGGCACCGCGGGGATCCCCTCGCCGACCTCCTCCGGCACGGCGTAGGCCGCCGGCACGACCTCGCACGACCACTCCCCGAACGGGAGGATGTCGGCGTCGATGTCGGCCTCCTGCTGCTCGAAGTCGCACGGCATCTCGGCCTCGTCGGCGCACGACAGGCCGCTGCTCATCGAGCAGGACGCCGCCACCCGGTAGGTCGCGCCGTCGAGCAGAAGGGCGTCGGAGGGCATCAGCTCCACCGTCAGCGGGTTAGCGGCGTTGAGGTGCACCTGCCTCAGCAGCTCCTCCCCGTCGCGCACCGTGCGCTCGGTCCCGTCGGCGGAGGCGATCTGCTGCTCTCCGACCGCGAAGATCGACAGGACGAGCACCACGCACTGCTGGCGCGGGGCGCTCGTCTCGACGGTCACGGGGATGGGGTAGCTCGTCGCCGGCGAGGGGGCGGACACCCTGGCCTCCGGCCTGTCCCACACGCCTATGGTCAGGGTCTCGGACGCCGGCGATGGATCCGCGTGCGCCCCGTAGGTCCGCACGTACACACGCAGCTCCGTGCCGTCGGACATACTCGAGGTTGGGATGTCGAGCGTGCTCTTCGATCCCGCCACCTCCGTCTTGCGGAACGGGGCGCCGCCCAGGGACGTCCACACCTCTGCCTTGCGCTGGGGGCTTCCGTCGGAGGAGTTGTGCTGCCAGCTGATCCCCGCCGGCGACCCCTTCACGACCGCGAGGGCGTCGGCCCACACGCTCGGGGCCGTGGGAGGGGTGCCCAGCACGACCTCGTTGGACGCCTCGGACCACTCGCCGTCGCCGGACTCGTTGCAGCCCCTCACCCAGAAGAACCAGGACCTGCCCTGGTCGAGGTCGTCGAAGGTGAACTCGCAGAGCTGCGGGCTCTTGGACCCCTCCGTCGACTTCACCTCGTAGCCCGAGGAGAGCGAGAACGCCTTGGCGTCGTTGGCGTAGGCTATCTCGTACCAGTCCGCCCCGGCGGCCGACTTCCACGTGAGGGAGGCCGTCCCGGCCGACGTCGCCATCGCGTCCGGCGCCGCAGCCTTCGCGGGGCGCGTCCTCACCTTGACGGCCTTGCCGTCCCCGCCGACGAGCGTGTACCAGACCGACCACTCGCCGATGATGTTCTGCATCCTGGCGCGGATCTCGTACTCGCGGCCGGGGCGGCCCGTCAGGGCGACGGTCGCCTCCTTCTCGTAGGTGAACGTGTCCTCCTTCACCTTGTGGCTCTGGTGCACCTCGCCCTTGTTGCCCTCGACCTGGAACAGCTCGGTGTAGGGGTCGGAGTCCTTGACGGAGACCTCGATGGTGATGCCGTCTGAGGCGACCTTCGCCCCCGTGATGGCCGGGCGCTCCGGGCTGTGGAACGCGCCGGTGTTGACCGTCTTCTTCTGCTCTGCGGCGGTGAACCACTTCTTCTTGCCGCTCTTGACGGCCTTCTTCCTGCCCTTGCTGTCCTTCTCGTTCTTGTAGGTCTGCACTTCCTTGGGGATCGGCTTCACGTGGACCGTCACGCCGGTGGCCCCGGCCGGGATGTCGAAGGTGGCGTTCCTCGCCGTCGTGGTCGTCCAGGAGCCGGTGACGGTCTTCGGGTGCCTGATCTTCTTCTTGGCGTCGATGACCATGACCTCGTAGTCGAACATGACCTTGTACCCGGAGATGCACTCGAAGGCCTTCTTCTTGCTGGTCTCCTTGACGCCCTTCTTGCCGACGAAGGTTATCGAGATCTCTTTCGTCGGGGCCTTCCAGGCGGCGCGGCACTTGCCGCGCTGGTCCCCCGCCAGCCTCTCTATCGTCAAGTCCTTCGAGTCGATCTTCACCGTCGCCATCTACGACCTCGCCTCCAGCTCCATCTGGTACATGATCTGGTCCATGACCTTCCAGGCGGCCGTGCCGTCGTCGCGCACGACGCCCTGGAAGTTCGTCTCGCTGTGGTACGTGCCGCCCATCTGCCTCGCCTGGGCGGGGTCGATCCTGATCGTCCCCGACGACATGGCGCGGGCGACGGCCGCGCCGACCGCCCTGCCGATCTCGTCCGCCGAGGCGCCCCGCGACCCGCGCTGCACCTCGGCGGCTATGCTGAGCGCCACCTCGCGCTGGAGCGAGGTGCCGTTGGCCGCCATGTAGGAGCGCTCCTGCGCGAGCGCCTCCCGCGGGACGCCGGCCGCGGCAGCGTAGGACTCGACCCTCGCCGGGGCTGGCACCGACGCCGCCGCGAGGACTGATGCGGGCGTCGCGGCGGCGCGCTGCGGCGTCACGGTCTGCCTGCCGGAGGAGGGGCCGGACGGCATGCTCAGGCGCGGGCCTGTTATGGTCACGTTCGCGGCGGCCTTGAGCCTGTTGACGGCCGCCGTCACGAGGGGCCTGCTCGAGTCGATGCCGGCGGCCAGCTTCGAGCCGATGGCGTAGCCGTCGCCGAACGCGATGTCCTTGTAGGCGCCGGACCTCTCCGTCGTCTGCCTGATCTGCTCGGACTTGGCCTGCACCTCTCCCTGGCCGGACCCGATCCCGCTCGCGATCCCGCTCGGTATGGCGGCCCCCTGCTCGGACGCCTTGTCCGCGGCCCCCTGGAGCGGCTTGTCCGGCGCCGCTGCGAGGGCCTGGGCGGCCCCCTGTGCCTCGCCGGCCCTCGCGTTGCACTCCGCGACGAAGTTGACGCCCAGCGCGGCGCCCGCCGCCGCGCCCCTCTCGCCGGCGTAGAGCGGGAGCTCGTCCATGTTGGGCAGCGCTTCCTCGGCCGTGAGCTTCGGGGCGCTCCCGAACGCGGCGGCGATCTCCTCCCGGGTGTGCTCCTGGGCCTGCACGGCCTCGGCGGCCTTCGCCCTGATGGCGTCCACGTACTGCTGGAGCTCCTCCATGAGCTTTCCGTACTCGCTGCGGAACAGCGCGCGGTTGAAGGGGTCTGCCACGCCCTCCATGTCGAAGCTCTCGGCGCCATCGCGGAACAGGTCGAGGTTCTTGGAGTACTCCTCGACGAGGCTCGCGTTCTGGACGCCCGACTGCCTGAGGTAGTCGACGAAGGCCTTCTGCTGGTCGGTCTGGGCCTGCTTCTCCAGCTTCCCGAGGTCGCTGTAGAACTTGTCGTAGGCCCTCTTGTTGGCCTCCATGTTGGCGTTGGCCTCCGCCGCCGATACGGCGCTCTCCGTCTTGAGCTTCTCGAAGGCCGTGTTCACGGGCTGCTCGAGCCCCGCGAAGCGCTCCTTCAGGTCGTCGACGGACATGCCGGCGGCGTCCATGGCCTGCGCCATCTCGTCGGTCGAGATCCCCGACTTCTCCATGGCGCGCGCGAGCATGGACCCCCAGGCGTTGCCGTCGTCGGCGAGCGCCTCCTCGAGCGCCGAGGCGAGGGCCTGCGCGGCCTCCTCGGCCTCGCCCATCTCCGCGGCCGCCCAGTCGGCCCCATCGGCGAGCTCCCCCATGCCGGAGGCGGCCTCGCCCGCCCCCACCCCGAGGCGCCCGGCGGCCCTCGTGGCGGCGTCCATGAGCTTCTCGGCCTCGGGGATCTCCGCCTCCACGTTCTCGATCTGGGTCAAGATGTCGGAGTACTCGGCGGTGAACTGCTCGTAGCTGCCCTCCCGGGGGTTGTAGCGGGTCTCCTTGTCGTTGCCGCTCTTCTCGAGGTCCTCCTTCATGATCTTGAGCTTCTCCTGCTCGACGACCAGCTCGTGGTACTTCGCCGTGGCCTCCTCGACGGCCTTCGCCGCCGCCGTGGCCTTGGCGTTCTCGAGCCACTTCGCCGTGAGGTTTGAGAGCTCCATCGACGTGACGTTCAGCTTGCCGTTCGCGAGGTCGGTGACGCTCACCGCCTCGCCCGTGGCCTCGACGTACCCGTTGACCGCCGACACGAGCATCTCCTGCTGCACGGCGGTGAGCTCGCCCTGCTCTCCGACGCGCATCATCTCGCGTATAACCTTGTCGAAGTGGCGCACCTCCACCTCGTCGCCCGCGAGGCCCGAGGTCGCCTCCTTGACCGAGCGCGCCGTGTCGGCAGCCGACTGCACGACCTCGTAGGCCTCGTCCGCGACCTGCCGGGCGGCGCTCCTGGCGGACTCCGAGATCTCCTCCTGGGATCTCGCGACGTCGCGCGAGATGCCTCCGACGGCCTCGCACGCGGAGGCCAGCTCCTCCGCCCCCCGCGCGCCCGCCTCCATCTTCTCGTGGGCGTCCCACGCCGCGCTCCCCAGCTCCCAGAGGAGCTGTATCGCCATGATCGGCGCGATGCCCCTGAGGGCCGCGCCGGCGAGCTTGGACGACGCCGCGAGCAGCCTGACGCCCCTCGACGACGCGCTGGCCGAGATGCCTATCGACTCCAGGCCCGCGGCGATGGAGCCCGCGGCAGGCCCGGCGAGCTCCTTGAGGGCTCCGCCGGCGGCGTTCTTGAAGACGAGCACGGGGCCTGCCGCGGCCGCGGCCGCGATCCCCGCGTCCACGAACGTCTTGGCGAAGTCCGGCAGCCCGGAGTACCCGGCCGTGAGTGCCCCGATGATGTCGGCGAGCGCCCTGACGGGACCCTCGACGGACTCGCCGACCTCGGCCCCGAACACGTCGAAGTTGTTGCGGAGCAGCTGGACGGCGCCCGAGAAGCCCTGGGTCTTCGCGTCCGCCTCGCGGGCGGCGTCGCCGGCGCGCCCCCAGGCGTCGCTCACGCCTTCCCAGGCGTTGTCGCTCATCTGGATGTAGCTGTTCACGTTGCCCACGGTCTGGGACAGGCCGAGGAGCGCCTGCTTCTGGCGCACCGAGTTGATGCCGAGCTGCTTCAGGGTCGAGTCGGCCGAGCCGCCCTCCTTCTCGATGTCGGCGAGGCCCTGCACGAACGCCCTCAGCGCCTCGGACGGGGTGTCGGTCCACGCGGCTCGGAACTCGTCGGCCGACATGCGGGCCACCCCGGCGAAGGCCTCCAGGTCCTCGCCGCCGGCGCCCACGGCAGACTCGATGTCGCTCATGGTCTTGGCGACGGCGGTGCCGGCGGCCTCGGACCCCTGGCCCGTCGAGGCGATGGCCGTCGCCCAGGCGAGCAGCTGCGGGGCCGTGAAGCCCGAGATCGTGCCCATCGACGCGATGCGGCTCGTCACGTCCATGATGTTGGACTCGAGCGTCGCCGCGTTGTTGCCCAGGCGCGTGAGCGCGTCGCCGAACTTCGGGAACGCCTCGCCCCGGTCCTGCTTCATGTCGGACAGGATCGCCGACACCTGGCCCAGCTGCTCGGAGGCCTGGTCGGCGTTGAGGTTGGTGGCGATGTCGAGGTTCGACACGACGGTCGAGAAGGACTCGAGCTCGTCGGCCGCGATGCCGAGCTGCCCGCCCATGGCCTGGATCTCCAGCATCGTGTCGGCGGACGTGTAGTGGGTGCGCGAGTAGTCGATGGCGCCCCGCTTGAGCGCCTCGAACTGCTGCTCGGTGCCCTCGACGGTCTTGCGCATGTCGCGGTAGGCGGCGTCGATCTCCTCCGCCGCAGAGATCGCCCTGTAGGCGAACATCGTCACGGCGGGGGTGACGGTGGAGTACATGGACCAGCCGAGCTGCTGCGCGGTCTGCCTCGACATGCGGAGCCTGCGGTCGAACTCCGAGAGCTTCTCGGTGCCGCGCTCGACGGCGGCCTCCGCCTTGTACAGGTCGGCCACCAGGTTGTTGAGCGTCGCTCCCCGCCCGAGCCTGCGCAGCAGCGCGTCGAGCGTCTCGGTGCGCTCGGAGAGCTGCTCCATCCGCTTGGCGACCGCGGCCGCCCGCTCCTCCAGCTTGCGGTACGCCGCCGTCCCCTCCTTCGCCCGGGACAGCTCGTCCGCGACCGTCTGCGCGCGGCCCTTGAGCTCCGCGAGCGCTGCATGGGCCTGTTTCGACTCCTGCGTCACCCGCTCCAGCGCGCGCTCCGCGCCCTGGCCGCCGCTCTCGATCCCGCCGAGCCCCATCTCGTCGAGGGCCTTTATCTGCCTGCGGAGCGCCTCGGCCTTCTCGCGGGCCGAGTCGAGCTGCCTGCCGATGTTCGACTTGATCGCGTCCTGGAGCCCGTCCATCCACCGGTTCTGGGCGAACGCCGACATGAGCTTGCGCTCGTCCTCCTGCATCGACTTGATGGCGGCGTCGCACTGCCTGACGCTCTCCCGCGCCTCGTCGAACTCCCGCGATATGCCGTTGGCCGCGCCCGACCTGACGGCGAGCGCCATCTGCTCGCCGAGGGCGCGCACCTCGGCCCTCGCGGCGGCCGCGTCGGCGCGGCACTGCTCGAGCTGCACGAGCTCCTTGGCGAGCCTGTTGTCCCCGAACGCCTCGGCGTGCGCCCGGGCGAGGGCGCGGTACTCCCGCTCCACGCCCTCGGTCACCTCGCCCATCTGTCGCATCTTCGCGAGGGTCGCGTCCACGCCCTCAACGCCCGCGAAGGCGTTCTTCGCAGCCGTCTCCAGCGACCTGTACTCGCGCCTGAGCTGCTTCAACGAGGCGTCCCACCCCTTGATCTCGGCGAGCATGCCCCTCGGCGCCGCCGACCCCATCTCGGCGTAGTCGCGGCGCATCTGCCTCAGCAGCGACTCGTGCTCCCTGATCTCCGCGTTCAGCCGCTCCATCTCGCCCTGCTGGGACTTGAGGGCGAACCCGTGCTTGAATCGGGCTATCTCGTCGTTGACCTTGTTGTAGCGCTCCAGGCACCGCTGGGCGTGGCCCGCGGCGTCGTCGGTTTCGGCGGCGAGCTTCCTCAGCGCGCCGCTGGAGCCGAGCTGCCTCATGGTCCTCTGAAGCAGCGTGTAGCGCTCGGCGAGCCCCTTGGCCCTGGCGGAGACCAGCTTGAGCTGCTGGGCCTGGGCCTGGGCGTTGGAGCCGTCGAACTTGAGCGCCTTGTTGACCTGCCGCAGCATCGCCTGCGTCGCTGAGATGGTGCGGTTCGACGCCTTGAGGGCGCTCTGGAGGGACGTGGTGTCCGCGCCTATGCGGATCGTCAGACCCTTGTATGCCGTTGACGCCACGTCTCCTCCTTACAGCGCGTCGATGTCCTGCTGCGTCGCCCTCTCCGCCCCGCGCTCCTCCTCCGGCTCCGGCGACGCGGATCCGAGCAGGTTGGCGAGCGTGGGGTAGCTCATGTCGGCCAGGGCGGCGGGGCCGAGTCCGAGCCTCAGACCCGCCGCGTACATGGCCGTGTAGGGCAGCGTGGGCTCGCTACCCGCGGTCTTGGGCCTCGGGGCGACCGCTATCCCCGGCGTGAAAAAACGTCCTGACGGCCTCGGGCATGAGGGCGTCGGAGACCGCGTTCAGGTCGAGCGCGTCGATCCCGTCGGCCCACACGGCGTAGGGCGGCACCGACTCGTCGGCGGCCCTGCGGGACGCCCACAGCGCCCTCACGAGCGCCGTCCAGTTGGTGTCCCGGTAGTCGACCGACGCGACCACGCCCTCCTCATCCGGCTCCGGCTCGCGCACCGTGACGCGCCCGAAGAGGTCCTGGATGATGTCGCGCCCGAACTCCTGCTCGTAGGCGCTCATGGCCTTGAGGCCCATGCGGCACTCCTCGGGGCCGCGCCCGTAGTCCAGAAGCACGGCTCCCCCTAGGCGGCCGCGGCCTGCGGCATGGCAACCGCCTCGAACCACTTGTCGTAGGCGGCCTTCGCCTCGGCCTTGTCGGAGGGCAGCGAGTACTTGGAGGTCTTGGAAGTGCGGTCGCCCACCTCGATCTCGACCGGCACCGCCGTGAACTCCAGCTCGAAGGTGCCGGGGTCGGTCTTCTCGTTCTTGGTCTGGTCGGCCTCGGACGGGCGCTTGAAGGAGACGTCGTAGTAGACGACGCGCTTGTTGCGCACGTTGCCGTTGGTCTGCCACATGAACGCGACGTGCGAACCGCTCGCGTCGGCGTCGTCGTAGATGCCCCCGATGGCGTCGATGATCTCGCCGAGCAGGTCGGCGCGCGCCTCGTCCTCCAGGTAGGCGACCTCGAACTTGCCGGTGTAGCCGGCGTTGGTCTCCTCGTCGAAGTAGATCGAGTTGTCGGCGTAGAAGGGGTTCGACTCGCCCTCGGGGTCGACCGTGACCGACACGGCGCCGAGCAGCGGCTTGGGGGCGCCGTAGGTGCCGTCGTCGTTGCGGACGGCGTAGTGAGCCTTCTCGACGCCGTACTTGACGGCCTTCCTCAGGGCGGTGGTTGCTTCGGGCATGGCTCGTTCCTTTCTCTAGATGTCGGTGAACTCGTAGGAGCACATCAGGCAGTCCTCCGAGTCCACCCATGCCTCTGTCTTCTCGTAGTCGCCGTAGCGGCCCGCAAGGGCCGCCTCCAGCGATCCCTCGAGCTCGGAGTCGGACGACTCCTGGTACAGCTCGACGCGCATGCGCGGGAACGACGCCCACCTCCGGCCGTCGGCCGTCAGGTGCGCGTCCTCCTCCATGAGCAGCACGGCCCACGGCAGGTGAGGGGCGCTACCTTGGCGCCACGCGGCGTGGACGGCGGGGATGCCGAGTCCGTCGAGCATCGACACGATCTCCTCCCGGCTCACAGCTCCACCCCCTCCAGCAGCGCGTCCCAGGCGGCGTCGAAGGCGTCCTCGGCCGCCTGCGCGATGTGCGGCCTCGCGGCGACGCGCCCGCCGCCAACCCTGGCGTGGCCCTTCTCGAGCAGGTGGGCGAGGCCGGGAACCTTCGCGTTGCCCACCTCCGACCGCCACCCGCCTCCCTCCTGCCACGCGCGGTACGACCAGCCGTCGAAGTAGTCGCCGTTGTGCGGCGTGATGACGTCCTGGGCGTTGGAGACCGTCTCGCGGCGCCCGACCTTGGCCCCCTCGGTCACCGACCTGCGGGAGCCCTCCTGGACCGAGGCGTACACGTCGTCGATGATGTCGCCCATGGCGTCCTCGAACTGGCCGATCTCGATCTCGCGCGTCATTCGCCGTCCTCCTCCCCGGGATCGGGGGGAGTGGCGTCCGGCTCCTCCGGCGGGGCGACGGCCGGCTCGCGCTGGTCGCTGCCGAGCCTCTCGGCGATGGTCAGGGTGGTGAACTCGCCGCTCGACGAGGCCCCCTCGACGGTCATCTCGCGGCCCTCCCAGACGGCGAAGCCCTCGCCGCGGTACTCGGCCGACCTGACCCTCACGCGGACCGCGCCCCTGAGACCCTCGGCCGCGCAGGCGAGCCGCGCGGACTCGCCCACGGCCAGCCGGTTGCAGAACACGCGGCGGTGCCGCACGCGCGGGCGCTGTACCCCGTCGGGCATGCGCTCGTACTCGACGGCCCTGAGCACGATGGAGTCGGTGAACCTCATAGGCCGTCGCCCTCCGGCGCGCCGGCCTCGTCCCTGGGCGGGTACTGCGCCTCGTCGTCCTCGGCGGCGCAGTTCGCCGAGGAGTTGAGCAGGTCGCAGACGAGCAGCTCGTACTGCTTCTCCAGCCGCTCCAGCTCGAACTCTGCGAAGTCGAACCCGAAGTGGCACTTGCAGAAGCAGATGACGGCCACCACGACCAGCGGGTCGGGCGGGTCGCCGGCGAGCAGCCGCTCCCTCACGCCCACCCGGCGCAGGTCTGCCACGGCGGCCGCGATCCACGCGGCCACCTCGGCGTCGTAGGCCTCGGACGTGACGCGCAGGGCGTCCTTGACGACCTGTTGCAGGCACCCGCCCATGGCCTAGCCCTCCTTGGCCGCGGGGGCGCGCTTGGCCGCGGGCTTCTTCGCGGCAGGCTTGGCCGTGGTCTTCCCGGCGGCGGGCTTGACCGCGGGCTTCTCGGCGGCCGCCTCCACATAGGGCTCGCCGAGGGCCTCGTTGATCTCCCGGATGCGCCCCTCGGACGCCTCGAAGACGTCGCCGGCCCTGCGGTCGGCGCCGTCCTTGAGGTCGTAGAAGGGCTTCAGCACGCGGGCCTCCATTAGGCGCTCGCCTTCTTCTTGATGAGGATGAAGCCGTAGGGGTCGACGACGCGGCCGTCGCAGACGCCGTAGCCGACCATCTTGTTCTTGCGCTTGTCCCAGTCGGGGTAGCGCGTGATGGCGATGCTGCCGCCGGGCTGCCAGTTGATGGCGTAGTCGTTCATCGTGCCGTAGACGCCCACGACGTCGCCGGGGGCGGCCTTGTCGAAGTCGGGCAGCGTGACCGGCTTGACCAGTCGCGTCTGCTTGCCCACGAGCACCTGGCTGCGCTTGCCCGTCACGGGGTCGTAGGTGACGTTTACCGGGGCGTCGTTCTTGTCGGACATCGTGTCGATGTACTTGTTCCAGGAGCCCTTCGACATGAGGAGGCTGCCGTCGTCGTACTCGGGGTCGATGTCGGCGTCGAAGATGGAGTGCCACGCCTTCCAGTTGCGGAAGTCGGCCTCGGTCATCTCGACCACGTGCTCGACGCGCGGGTCGTTGAGGATGCCGAGCGGCTGGCCGCTGCCGGTGCCGCGGATGATCGCCTGGGACAGCGTGCGCGAGATCGACTTCTCCATCTTGGGCATGAGCTTGGACTGGAAGTTGTCCATGGTCACGATGGAGGAGAGGAAGGACTGCTGGAAGCGGGACTCGAACTCGTGGTAGGAGAACACGATCTTGTCCTTGCGCCCGGCCTTCTGCCAGTCGGAGACCTCCTCCTCGCCGACCCAGTGGGTCAGGAAGTCGAACTCGTCGATGGGTATCTCGTAGCCGCCCTGGAAGGAGGTCTTGGACACGAGGGCGTAGATGTCGTCGTGCTCGTCGAGCTTCTCGATGGCGGTGTTGGACAGCGTGGTCGGGATGGCGATCTTCACGTCGGACGTGAGCATCCCGTTGCCGGAGTCCTCGGCCCCCGCCATGCGCAGGAGCACGCCGGAGGGGCGGCCCGTCCTCACGTAGTCGATGAACGCGTCGCGGTACTCGGGCGTGTCGTGGGGGTCGTCGGGCGCCTCCAGCACCTGGGCTCCGCCGGATTTGCCGCCGAAGTCGGCGCGCTCGGTCACGCGCATCCCGCCGGACAGCGCGCGGCGCTCCATCGAGCGTCGCAGCTCGTCGGCGGCGGCGCGGCGCTCGGCCTCGTCGCGGACGATCTCCATCTCGGAGCGAACCTCCTTCATGTCCACCTCGGCCTCGGGGTCGAGCAGAAGGTCCTGCAGCTCCTTCTTGCGGGCCTCGAAGGCCTCGTTGTCGAGCGCGCGGTACTCGGTCGCGCCCAGATGCTCGAAAGCCATGTCTCCTCCTTAAAGGATCGATGCGAGGGCGGCGAGAGCCTCCCTCTCCTCCATTTCCCGCTCGCGCCGCGCGGACTCCCCGCGCGCCTGCTCGATCACTCCGTCAAGGTAGGAGCGAGCGTGTATCTCAGTCCCGCTGTTCGCAGGGAATGAAACCGCCGATACGTCGTAGACCTTCCGAACCTTCTTCACTGTCACGGTCGCGGCGCGCACGTTGTATTCCTCCGTACCCTTCACTACCGTGAATCCCCAGCTCATACGGGTGTAGAGTCCGCTCGAAACCGCTTCGTAGTGGTCTCTGCCCGCCTGGGATCCGCCGAGCTTCGCCCTGAAGAACAGGCCGTGGTCGTCGCACGCGATCTCGAGCGAGCCGTTGCTGCGCCTGGCGAGCACGGCGCCCTTGTGGTCAACCTGGTAGATCGCGTCCGACATGTCCGCCTCGTCCAGCGCGTGCCGGTCGATGACCTCGTAGATGCCGCCCGGCATCGGGTACGGGTCGTCGAACGTCGTCGCGTAGCCCTCCACCACGTAGTCGTCCTTCGCCTCCAGGGCGAAGTCGAACGTGCGGTACTCTCTTCCTTCCCTTACTGGCATGGTCACTCCATCTCGTCCTTGTCCATGACCCCGTGCAGGTCGGAGTCCTTCTTAACCAGGTCGTGCTGCTCGGGATCCGAGTCGTCCTTGGGGGAGGAGAGGAGCGTGGCGTCGGCGTACTCGCCGCGGATGACGCGCGCGTCGTCCTCGATGGGCGGCAGCTGCAAGATCTCGCGCGCCTCGTTGATCGACATGATCCCGCGGTCGGTCATGTCGCGGATCATGTTGCGCTTGGAGGCCGAGGTCGCGAACTGGAGCCTGTTCGAGGAGAACGTCACGCGGTTGCGCGACTGCTCCTGGCGCGAGTAGCACATGGCCGTGAGCCCCTCCCCGAGCTGCACGGCGAATGGCTCGATCTTGCCCTCGTAGTAGCTGTTCCAGTGGTCCTCGTTGAACCGGTTCTGGAGGATGTCGCGGTTGGTGCCGAAGTAGTCGAACACGTTGTTCTCGATGCGCTCCATCTCCTTGTCGGAGATCGTGTAGCTGAACGGCTCGACCTGCTTCACGTCGGAGAAGGTGTTGTCGTAGACCAGCAGGCCGCTGGTGTTGGCGCGCGACAGGTTGTCCCGGGAGAAGCGCTCGCGCTTGTGCTCGATGTCCTCCTCGCGCACCTGGCCGGTGAGCTGCCCGATGAACCTGATGGTGGCGCCCGCCTCGATGGCGGCCCTCTGGGCCTCCTCCTGGGCGTGGAGCAGCCTCATGGTCTCGTCGAGGGCGTTGGGGCTGCCGAACACGTCGGAGAGGTACTGGTACTTGGTCAGCACGCACACGCGCTCCAGCTCGATGGCCCTGTCCTCGCCGGAGGCCGTGTGGAACACGATCCACGGCTGCCCAGCGATCTCGCCGACGTCGGCGCCCTCGCACTTCAGCGGCCACAGCCCCACGGTGTCGCCCGCACGGTCGAGCTCCGGCACGACGAAGGCCGTGCAGTCGTTCTCGAACGCGGTGGCGAGCCGGTAGAGGAACTTCGGCCACGTCATCAGCTCGTTGGGCTGGGTCTCGAAGCACCGCCTCAGCTTCGGCTTGGCGGTGCCGACGACCTCGGGCTTGAGCTTGGAGCAGCCGTTGGCGAACGCGTGGATCGCCGAGCGCGTCAGCTCCTGCTCGTAGACGGATCCGCGCCAGGTCGAGAAGACCGGCTGGTACTCCGTGAACGTGCTGAAGCCGTGGGCGGCCCTGCGGCCGTCCTCTGCCCTGCCCTTGCCGAAGATCATCTCTCTGAGTCCCATACACGAGACTATCGCGCGAACGTGCGACCTTGGGGAGGGTCAAACTCTCGTCGCCTCAGATGGCCTGGGAGTACTCGCCCATCAGCTTGTCCAGCATCGTGTAGGCGTCCAGCTCCGCCATGAACCCGTCGATGCGGTTGGCGGCCTGGGCCATCTTCTTGTCCGGCTGGATGTTGCCGTTGACGTCGGTGCGCACCATCACGTTCATGCGGCACCACTCGGTCACGGGGTTGTGGTTGTCCACGATGCGGTTGGCGCGGTAGTCCGCCTTGATCTGCTTCATGGGCTGGGAGAGGGTCGCAGGCCCCTGGCGCACCGGTATGGCCCGCGCCTTGCCGACGAACGACTCGAACCCATCCCTCATGGAGTCGTCGGACAGGTGCCACGGGTCGTAGCCGATGGCGTAGGTGTACACGTCGTGCTCGTCGCGCATCTCCGCGAGCCACTCCAGCACCACGCGCTTGTCCACCTTGTTCCCGGGCACCAGGCGCACGAGGCCCCGGGCCACCCACTGCTCCCACGGCACGTCGTCCCTCTCGCGGCGGCTGCCGCTCTCCGACTCGCACCTCAGCGCGTCCTCGGGCAGCCAGTACATGGCGCTGGCGTACACGCGGTCGTCGCCCGGGCGCATCATCAGCATGCACGCGGCCGTGAGGTCGGTGGTCTCGGCGGCGTCGAAGCCGGCGATCCCGTAGCGGAACCCCATCTCGTCGATGTCGAAGGCCTCCTCGCACACGGCGTCGTCGAACTCCAGCCACGCGACCGACTGGTTCTCCGGCATGTTGAAGTCCTTGACCATGACGGTCGGCCGGAACGTGGGGTCCTGGAGCGCCTTGTTGACGTAGCCGCGCAGGGCCGACAGCTTCTTGATCGTGCCGAGGCCCGGGTTTGCCTTCACCCACGCGCACTCGTTGACCCACTCGTCGCGCTCGTCCAGCTCGTAGATGAACGCCAGGAACCGGTCGTCCTCCACGTCGCCGTTGAGCCAGCCCCTCGCGTAGTCGTACTGGGCGTCGAACACACCGTTTCGCACGAAGCCGTTGGTGGTGATGACGAACAGCATGGGCTGGTCGCGCGCCGACATGCCCTGCTTCACGAGGTCGTACAGGTCTCGGTTCCTGATGGCCGACAGCTCGTCGATGACGCCGAAGTGGACGTCCAGGCCGTCCAGGTTGGCCGTCTGCGAGGTCAGCGGCTTGATGAACCCGAGGTTCCTCTCGCAGTAGATGTCGTCGGCGCGCTTGCGGGCGTATTTCCTGATGCGCTTCGACTGGCGCATGATGCGCATGGCGGCGTTGAACGCGAGCTTCGCCTGGTCCTCGGAGTTCGCCACGTTGTAGACCTGGGGCGCGCCCTCGCGGTCGCCGATGAGGGCGTACAGCTCGAGCGCGGCCAGCAGCGACGACTTGCCGTTCTTCCGGCCCATGATGCACAGGACCTCCTGGAACCGGCGGTTGCCGTCCTTGTCCACGAACCCGAACGCGCACTCGACGAGCGCCTTCTGGAACAGCTCCAGCTTGAACGGCACCCTCAGCTTGCCGGAGGGGATGTAGCAGTACTCCTCGATGAAGCGGACCGGGCGCTGGGCCGCCTCCTTGTCGAAGTGCCACTCCTTGTACCCGTGCGCGATCTCGTCGAGCATCCTGTCGGCGAGCCTGCGCATCTTGCGGCACGCGGTGACCTTGCCCGACTTGATGGCTCGGAAGTACTTGACGGCGGCGCAGTCGGGCAGCCGCGCCGCGCGCCCCCTCTTCGGGGCGACCACGGGCTACATCCCCAGGAACTCGTCGAAGTCGTCGGCGTCCTGCGTGTCCTGCTGCTTGAACAGGATGCGCTTGAGGGGCGTGTACAGGCCCTTCAGCTCGTTGGACAGCTTGTGCATGGCCCCGACCATGGGGTGCTCGACGAGCTTCCCCTTCTCGTTCTCCATGATGATGCCCTCCGTCGCCACCGTCGACACCGCCTCGTCGTACAGCGTGAGCGCCTTGCAGTAGGCGACCAGCACCTCCTTGGTGGTCTCGTCCAGGTCGAGGTACTCCTTGGACAGGCGCTCGTAGCGCTCGCTGACCTGCTCATCGAACTTCATCGCAGCCCTTCCTGACGAGGTTCCCGTTCTCGTCGAAGGCCACCCTCTGCTCGACCACCCGCCCGTAGATCTCCGGGTGCTCCTGCGCGTGGCAGTCCCGGCACACGAGCTCCAGGTTGGTGTAGCCGAGCGTGATCGACGGGTCGCCGATGTTCTGGGGCGTCAGGTGGATCTTGTGGTGCACGATCTCCCCGGCCCTGACCACGCCGCGCTCTCGGCAGCGTTCGCACAGCCCGTGGACCGACTCGAAGTAGGCCTTGCGCGTCCTCCGCCACGCCTTCGAGCGGTAGAAGCGCTCTGCGAATGCCCTCGCCAACGGGAACCTTCCTTTCCTTTAAGGAAGATTTTTCGCTCATAAGTGCGATTTTCGGGAGAGTCAAACTCTCGTTTTTAGATTTGAAAAAATTCCCGCGCGTTTTTATTTGACTTCCCGCGCCGGTCCCCTTACACGCGCCCCCCGGAGCGAAACGGGGGGGGGTGCGCGGCGCGCGGCCCTCACCCCTCCCGCCGACCCCCCCGGCGGCTCGGCGGCCCCTCCTTCCCCGATCCGATCAGACCGGCCGGCGACACGGCCGACGGGACGGCACGGCGGTAGCGGCGGGCGGGGCGGCACGGGGCGCGGCGGTGCAGTGGGAGCGAGTGGAGCAGCGGCACGGCGGCGGCGGGGCTGGGCGAGGGGAGCGGCCAGCAGGGGAGCGGGGCGGCACGGCAGGGGCCAGCGGCAGCGACGGGCGGCAGCGACGGGCGGCGGCCAGGGAGAGAGGGGACGGCGAGGGGACGGCGGGGCCAGCGGCCAGCGAGGGGCGGCGGGAGCCAGGGCGAGGGGCGGGGAGCGGGGCGGCCGACGGCGGCGGCCAGGGAGCGCGGCGGGGACGGCGGGGCCAGCAGCAGGGCGGCGCGGCGAACGGGGGTCAGGGGGCGGAGACTATGGGGAGCCACAGCCGAGGGAGACCCCCACCCCCCTATAGTCCCCCCTCCCCATCGAACGGATGTGCGAGCCTGGGCCAGCGGCGGCACGAAAAAGGGGCCGCGCCCCGAAGGACACGGCCCCGACTCTGCCAAACGTGGCAGCGGCTACGACCCAAGCCGCTCATCAACGGCGGCGAGGTCAGCGGCCAGGCGGGCGCGGCGGCGCTCCAGGGCGCGGCGCTCGGCGTCCTCCTCCTGCTCTGGCGGGTCGATCACGAGGGCGGAGGGCGGCACGTCCTCGGAGGGGACGGCGCACAGCGACCAGCCGCAGGCGGCCAGCATGGCGGCGGCGTTGTTAACAGACGGGACGGAGCCGCGAGCCTCGGCAGCGGTGGCATACGACCGAGCGCGACCGATACGCGGGCCGATGGCCGTTATAGCCACGCCAGAATGCGCCGAGACCTCGCGCAAAACATCATAAAACCACACGTCAAACCTGCTTTCTCAACTTCCGATATTACACGCGTATATATTATATCGCAACTGTTGGACGATATGCAAATATGTGGAAAGTGTGTAGAAATGTGGCTGATATGCAACTGTTGGACACTAAAAACGACGGACTACCTGGCAAAACGTCGATAATCTCCAACACTTGCATATCGTCCAACATCATGCCATACTGTGGCCACGCCAAGCGGAACGGAGCGAAAGCGAAGGGAGGCAAGGCGGAACCTTGAAACTCCGATGCGGGGAAGCGAAACCGAAGCGGCGGGAGTCGATGCGGTAGGCCCAGGGCGGTAAGGCCCCGACGAGCCGAGCACCTGACGCCGCGACCAAAGTAGCGATCTGGCAGGCGGGTACCTTGACAACAGAAGAGGGAGCGACGGAGGCGACGCGGGCGCCGTGGCAGCGGCAATAAGACCACGGTGGAAAGACACTGAGTGAGGAGCCCGCGGGAGATACGAGACCAGCCGTGACATGTCCGGTCCGTCCAACCGTCCACGGCGGAATAGGCCGCCGTCAGATACCGAAGGCCGCCAGACCGCCCCGCACAGGGGCGGCTGGCGGGGGCGCTCAAGGGTGAACGTCCCCGCCAGCCGAAGGGCTGGCCCAGCGCACACCTCCACCTAGGAAGGAGGTGAAACCGATGAGGGAGCTTTACACCTCAGTGCTGGCGGGCATCCTGTCCGCTGCTCTATGGGAGGCCATCAAGTGGGTTGCCGCGTCCGCGAGGGCGCGAAAAAAGCCCGCCGACGATGACCAGACCGGGCGGGCTTGATGACCCCGAGGGGCGCGGTTCGGTTCCGCGTCCCTTGGTTTCCGACAAGTATACACCCGATGAAAGGGGAAGGCCATGAGCGCAAACGAGATGTGGGACGCGCTGCTTGACATGGGAGTCAGCGAGGAGACCTTACAGATCGTCACCGACGTTGCGGGCTACAGCGAGAGAACGCTCCGCGGCGTGCTGTACAGCGTGGAGGGAACCGAGACGTTCCCCGAGGAAGAGGAGGAGTAGCCATGAAGGCGACGAACGAGGAGCTGCGCGAGATGGTGAAGGCCGTGGCCGAGGGCTTCGAACTGGCGGCGGGCGGCGACGGCTGGAGGTGCCCCCACTGCGAGAACGTCTTCGGCCGCGACGAGGCCGAAGAACGGGACTGGACGTGCCCCCACTGCGGCGAGGACGTGGGAGTGGACGGGGCCGGGAGCCTCGACGACGCCGACGAGTGCGAGCCCTGCGGAGTGAGCGACTGGCTGGACGACGCGCTGAACATCGAGGTGCGCCGCGCCGGGATCGCCAGGGACGCCGAGGTCAGAGGCGTTTACGTCCTGTGCGCGTTCGGCGGCCCGAACATCACGCTGGACACCTACGCCCGCGAGGTCGTGGGACACTGGGGAATTGACACCGAGCGCTTCCCGGTGCACTCCGACGCATGCGACGAGCTGGAGCAGCTCATCGAGGAGATCGCCTAGCGCCACCGTTTCAGGCGCGGCATTTCGATGGGGGAATGCCGCGCCATGAGCCGGTACGCGAAGAGAAGGGAAACGGCTATGAGCGAGCTTATGGACTCCGCACTGTCTGCAATCGACGACCTCTACGCCCACGCCATTCGGATTGAGACGCAGAGCGACAAGACGCCCGAGGAGGTGTTCGACGGCGTGCGGGCTCTGCTGGCCTCCCGCGAGGCCGCCGCCCGCGAGGTGATGGCGGCGGGGATGCGGCCGTGATTCCCCGCGATGCCGCCGAGCGCATCGAGGCGCAGGCATTCGCACGGGAGTGCGATTCAGAGTTCGCCCGGTTTGAACTGGCGGACGAGTACGAGATTCTGATCCAAGAGGAGACCGACCATGTTTTTCGCTAGTTTCGTCAGCACTGCTGCGTCCATCGCCCTGGCCGCCACCATCCAGGCCGCCCCCATGCCCGGCGTCGAGGCCGCCGAGCATCTGGAGCCGTGCCGCGCGTGCGCCGTCTCGTTCGACGAGGCGGAGCTTTTCGACGGCTACTGCCCCGACTGCCTGGGGCGCTACCAGGACGGCCCGTGGTGCGACTGCTGCGGGGAGCTGCTGTGCGGCTCGACGGCCTACATCGTGTGCGACTGCCACGGGATCCACGGCTACGTCTGCGCGGAGTGCGAGGAGTGGCACGGGGATTTCGAGTAGAAAGCCCCCGCTCCGCCCAATTCGCCAGGGATTGGGCGGGGACGGAGGTTTTCCGATTGGAAGGAGATATTCATGCGGTACAAGATCTGGGAGTTCGATGAGCTGAGAGTCGACAACTCGCTGACCCTCTCCGGCAGAGCGGAGAGCAACGGGGGCGGATTCGTGTTCCGGGTCGATCTGGTAACGACGGTCGCCCAGCAGGATCGCATTTCCGTGACCTGCGTAAAGGGCATCTCGCACGAGTTCGCAAGGCGCGTCACGGCGGATTTCGTCATGGACAGGCTCTACGGAGCGGCCCTGAGCGCCATCGGGAGCGCCCGCGACCGCCTGAACGATTTCATCGCCGACGAGCTGGGTTGCGAGAGGGAGGGGCGATGAGCGCGGGGGAGCGCTTCCGCTGCCCGCATTGCGGCGCTCCGCTGGCCTACGCGGTCCGCGAGACCGTCGAGCACGTCGCCCCCGATTCGTCGGGCCGGTTCGACCTGGTAGATTCGGCGGTCTGCTCCGAGAGGTTCACGTGCCCCATCTGCAAGGGGGAGCTCGACACCACGTGGGTCTCGGGCGAGACGTGGCGGCTCTTCTAGCGGCAGGGCGTCGCCGAAAGTGCCATGATTCGTCCGTCGCCGCCTTTCGCGGCGTGGATCGAAACGAAATTCAGAGGCACTTCAAGCACCGCGGCGCAGCTGTCCGGCTGTGCCGAATTCGTCCACGCCGAGGAAAGGATCCAACATGACCACCGTTAAGAATGCCAACGGCGACGAGATCGACTTCGAGGCCGCCGTCCACATGATGGACGACGAGCTGCGCGAGGAGATTCACGCCGACCTCGCGCCCTGCGATCCCCAGGAATTCGTCGAGGCGTACGCAAGGCGGCACGCCGTCAAGTTCGACGGGGACAAGTTCGCCCCGTACTACGATCTGCCCTGGTAGGTTTCCGGGGAAATATCGAGGTTCGCATTCGGAGCCGTCCCTCGGGGCGGCTCCTCCTTTTCGGAAGGAGAGAGACATGACCGGTTTCTACCCCGTTTTCATCGTCGACGAGACCCGCCGCGAGGTGTTCGGCTCCGAGTCGGCCGCGCGGGCCTACTTCGACTCGCTGAGGCCCGAGGGAGGCGGGTTCGCCCGTCTCGTCGTGCAGGAGTCCGGGGACGGGCGCCGCAAGCCCAAGATGATCGACAGCCGCTACTCGCGGATTCACTGAGAGGAGAGAGGACTATGGAGTTCGCATACGACCCGGAGCTGATCCGGGAGCTTGCCGTTCGGATCGTCTGCCCGGAAGAACCGAACCCTGGCCCGTGGACGCGCTATGAGATCGCCGGCATCGAGGCCTACTCGCAGCTCTACGCGCGGAGCTTCATGGAGGAAATCGCCATTGGCTGGGACGAGGCGCGCGGAGATTCGCCCGCGTGGGAATACCTTGATGACCTCCAGCGCCACAAGGTGCTCGTCTTCGTCGCCCACTTTCATCAGACGGCGGACTCGGACTACTTCGACGGCGCTTGGTCGATGCGGATCGCCTGGGTCTTCGAGGATGACATCGCCGACGACCCTGAGTTCGTCATCGGCTAGATGAACGGGAGCGTGCTCTTCGCATCCTTCAGGAAGCCGAGCGCCTTGCGCATCATCGAGTTCTCCTGCATGAACTCGACGCCCTCCAGCGTGACCGTCGGGTTCGCGACGATCACGCTCTGCTCGTTGTCGTACCAGGCGACCGATATTCCATCGACCAGCCCACGATTGACGAGCTGGGACATGATCGAGCACCAGTAGCGGTACGGTATCGGCCCGATCATCGGGCTGTCAGCCGCTATTGCCGACTGCTGCGGCTCGGCGCCCCGCTTCATGCAGTCGTAGAGGTAGGCGAGGATCTTGTACATCACCACGTGCATGTCGTCTGCGCCCATCGGCTCTCCCTTCGTTTTCGCCCTATTGTACGCCGATTTCGCCGGCAGGCTGTGCCAGGCGGGCGGTTCGCTGGAAATTCGCAGATCGTCTTTCCTGGCAAAACAGAACGCCTGTGCCTTGTGCCAAACTTGTGCCAACTCACGTGTAAATGGGTGTAAATAGGTGGAAAAACGAACAGGCGTGCCAAAAAGCTCACATTTGAAAACTCTGCAATTTCCTCCTGTGAACTGGAAAAACTGGCGGAGGCGGTAGGATTTGAACCCACGGTACCTTTCGGCACGACAGTTTTCAAGACTGCTTCCTTAAGCCACTCGGACACGCCTCCGCGTTCGGTGAAGCGCAACGCGATCTGCGCATTGCTGCAATGAAGCGAAAAAAGGATACCACATGCACCGCGGCGGCGTGCGCCAAATCTCGTAACGGGACCGCGAGGACGGCGCCGCTCGGCGGCTGCGAGTCTAGCGCTCCACCAGGTCGATGAGCTCTTGCTGGGAGTGCACGTCGAGCTTCACGTAGAGGTGCTTGATGTGGGAACGCACCGTATTGGGGGAGATGACGAGCTGTTCCTGGATGAAGCGCGTGTTGCGTCCCTTTGCCAGCATGAGGAAAATCTCCCGTTCCCGCTCCGTCAGGCCGGCCGCCTCGGAGAGCTGGTCACAGCGATCGGCGAGACTTGCGCCCGCCTCGCTGGAAGGCAGGGGCTGGATCGGCTCGACGTCTCGAATGGTCTCGGTGAAGCTAAACGACCTGAATCCCAGCCAGAGGAAGACGACAAGGATGAAGGTGCCGCCGGTGGCGATGGCTCCGGTGGCGTCCTGCCCCCAAACGGCCATGGAGGCGTGGGCCGCTGCCGCACCGACTTCGGTGCCAAGCGATGTCATGATGTCGGCGAAGGCGAAGGTGGGCACGAGCGCGAAGATGTTACGCGAGCCGATGGAAGACAGCGTAAGCCAGCGCAGGATGCTGAAGCAGACGCCCCCTGCGGCAAGAAGCGAGCTGGCCCACGGGCGCGCATCGGCGATGCCGAGGGGAATCAGTAGAAATCCTCCGATGACGAGGATGACCGAGAGCGAGAAAAGGTCGTCGGCCCGTCGCCCCCGTCGCGAGAAGACAAGCCAGAGAAGCGCACCGCCGGCGGCGACGATGGAGAGATCGACGGGCGCAGTTCCCGCGTACTCGCTGAGCACCGAGCCGTAGCTTCCCGCCATGGTGAACAGGAGGATGCAGATCATCAGGGGATGGAAGAGGGGGATGAACGCATCGGGGGCCTCCGGCTTCAGCTGGCTGGCCGGAGGGCCGCTTGTCACCATGGAAAGCGCCGGACGAACCAGCCGCCACAAGATCGCCATGGTGCCGACTTTGAGCACAAGCGCGGCAATAAGACCTACGAGCGCGCTGGGCGTTGGGAGAAAAAATGACAGAAGTGCTCCTGCGAGCAGGCCGGTTGCGGCGACGATGCTTCGGAGCCGTGAAGTGGCGAGCGAGGCGAGGGCGAAAAGGGCCATGGCGGCGGGCCAGATGCACCCCATCGAATACAGGAACAGGCCGAGGGTCGCGAACGGTGCGCTCTGCGCTTGGGCGGCCAGCGGCACGATGAGCGTGGCACTGAACAGGCAGCCTGCCGAGACAAGCGCCATCTGCCCCAGATCGAGCAGGCGCGGCCAATAGAAGGCGGCCAGCGCGACGAGCGCAAACGCCACAACGGAGAAGGCCATGTTCAGGTCGCGCGCCAGGGGAAAGTAAGGAATGACGGAGGCGAAGATGCTGCCGTTCGTGAGCCAGCCGTGGAGAGACTGCGCGGCAAGGGCGCATCCCGCGAGGACGGCGTCGCGCCCACCTCCAGCGCCGGGCCTGGATCCATCAGGCGCGCTGTTTTTTCCCGACCAAGGGGCGGCCAGGGCGCTTTTCGGTCGATGTTCGGTATTTTCGCTGGTCATAGTGGCACTCCTGCCCATAGACAACCCCTCTCACCTTAGGTGGGTGAGGACGGCGCGCCCTCTCGAAAGCACCTGCCGCAGGTGAAGACGGCCCTCTGCTCGCTGCGTAGTATACCAGGCAGTGAACGCCTTCTCCGGAAGCGCTCGCACGGTAGGAGGGGTGCCGCATCTCGGCACCGCATCGACGATTGAGGAGGGCCTCATAATGAGTCAGAACATGGAGAACGGCGTGAGCGTTTCCCGGCGCGGATTCCTGGCGGGAGCCATGGGCTTGGGTGCGATGGCGATGGCGGGAATGGCCGGCTGCGCGCCCCAGCCGGCAAGCGCCCACGCGGCGGCCGAGGATGCGCCCGCCGACGCCCGCTCGTGGCTAGGCGAAGCTCCGGAGATCAGTGAGATCGCGGCTACGCAGGAGTGCGACGTGCTCATCGTGGGCGCCGGCTGCACTGGTCTGGCCGCCGCCGCGACGGCGACCCAGCTCGGCGTCGACTTCATCTTGTGCGAGAAAACCGACCACATCGCCGACAATCACTGGGACATCGGCGCCATCAACACCAGCTACACCCCGAGGGGCATGAGGTGGACAAGGGGCGCCTGCTCAACGAGCTCAACCGCTACGCATCGTTCAAGAACGACGCTTCCGTCTCGAAGGTGTGGATCGACGAGTCGGCCGAGATGATCGATTGGCTGGCCGACCTCATGGCGCCGTGGGATGTCTCCTGCGAGGTGGACGAGGAAAACGGCGGCGATGGTCGTGCGGGCGGCACCATGTACTACATGCCCTATCAAAAGCACGGGTTCGTCTACAACAACCCGGAGTTCGAGGGCTGGCCCTTCATCTCGCAGAACCCCTGCTTCCAGCAGGTCATCGAGGAGGCGGGCAACGAGATTCGCTTCAACTTCGATTTGGTGAAGCTGGTGCGCGACGGGGAAGGGGCCGGCCGGGTGTCGGCGGCCATCTTCGAGACGCCCGACGGGTACGTTCAGGTGAACGCGCGCAAGGGCATTGTCCTGGCCACAGGCGGCTATGCCGGCAATCCTGCGATGGTGCGCGCCCTGAACCCCCTCGTGCCGAAGTGCGTGACGGCGGTGGACTTCAACCAGAACAACACCGGCGCGGGCATCAAGGCGGCCATGTGGGTGGGGGCCGCGAAGGATGTGGATCCCGCGGCGATGATCTTCGACCGCGGTGGAGTCGAGCCGGGAGTGGACGCGGGCTATGTGGACGACAGCGAGGACGCCATCTTCCCCGGCCAGCTGCAGCAGCTGGGCATCGGCTCGATGCCCTTCCTCAAGGTGGACCGCCGCGGCCTGCGCATCACGAACGAGTCGGCGAACTACGATGCCATCTGTCATGCGGCGGCTCAGCGCCCCGGTGGCGTGTGGTGCGAGGTGTTCGACGTGAACGCCCCCGAAGACGTTCAGATCTTCAAGACTCAGGGCTGCTCGAACAACGTGTGGCGCAACACCCTGAACGGCCACAGCATCGATGAAGCCTACGCCAAGGAAATCGAGATGGGGGTCATTCTGAAGGCCGACACCCTCGACGAGCTGGCCGACAAGCTCGGGTTTGCGGGCGAGGACAAGGAGAGGTTCCTGGCCTCCATCGATCGTTACAACTACCTGTACGACCAGGGGGTAGACGAGGACTTCGGCAAGGAGGCGTACCGTCTCTCGGCCATCCGCGAGGCCCCGTTC